AACTAATCGACATTGAAGATGAGTCATCAAACGAGTGGAGTGAACCAATCACCAAGAAAGAAGCATTGGATCAAATCCAAGAGTGGAATGATGAAATGGGAACGAACTATAAAACAATAGCAGAGTTCAACGAGAAGGAACAATACTGGCAATGGGAAGAAGTTATTGATTCCGAATAGAAATAAACCTATGACTCCATACAAACACGCTCAAAGCTCCGCTCAAAAGTGGGGAGGACAACCAGAAGATTACATTGTCTTACATGACTGGTTCGATGAAACCAAACAATATACAGGGGATTGGACTCATCGTGCCTTGCGTCATCACTCTGCTGGTATTCAATGGTCGATTGAAAAGTTTGGACATTGTATTACAAATTCCAAAGGTCAAAAGATTCCTACGAAAATTCTTGCAGAACAGCACTTGATGGAGGATTGTGGATTCATTCCTACTCCACAAGATTACCTTTCCCCCTTGACAAAGCATCCAGAAAAGTGGATGCTCCAAGTCGGAAAGCAAACCAAAACAGAAACATTAGAAATCAAATAAAATGAAAGCACAACCACTAAACAAATCCATCTACAATAAAGCCAAAGAACAAGGTATTGAACAAATCATTCTTCGTTTCAGCGGAGGGAATGATGAAGGATACCTTGACATTGAAACCGAACCAAAATGGGATCAAGACCTTGCAAGTGAGATTGAGGAATGGGCATGGGAAGTCTATGACTATTCGGGAGCAGGAGAAGGAAACGATTATGGAGATGATATTGTCTATGATCTCAAGGAGGGAAAGGTGACGACAAGTGAATGGTTCACTTCTCGACAAGAGGGAGATTCGGACAACGATAAACTGGAATTAGAGGACTGACAAATGAAAAAGATTATTCCAATTCTATTGTCTTTGACTCTGGTTGGATGCACAACTGGTAGCAAAACAAAAACAAATGTAAATTATTACAGCAATGTGTCTTACACCATACCACAAGAACCACAGGTTATCTACAAGGAGGTTCCAGTAGAAGTTCCCGTAGAAGTGGTTAAGTATAAGACCATCTACAAAAGAGTTCCCCCAAGACAGGCATCAGTATCCGAACTTGGAGAGGAATTAGGTAGGAAAATCCTACGCAAGATGAAAGCCGCATACAACGAAACATGAAAATCAACCCATATAAAATCGGTATGAACTTCTATATTATTCTAATTGTATTTACGATAACCTTTCTTGGGTGTAAAACCTTTGAGAGAATAGAAGAAAGAAACAAATTCAAACAACAAGCACAAGACATACTCACAACACCAAACTTAAAATGAAAACAATCAAACAACTACGACAAAACGGATACAAGGTAAGAGTTTTCCACAAGAGGAATTACAATGACAGACAAAGAATCGGAGGTATCACAAAAGAACTATCTCCCAAAGGAGGCGAAACCTTTATTGAGATTACTACTCCATGTAGAACCTTCACCGAAACAGGAACATCAATCTGTTCCGATCAAGACTTGTTTAATAGAAGGACAGGAAACGAAATCGCCCTTGGTCGAGCATTAAAATCCTTGCAGTCCAGAGGCTATGTGCTATCGTTTTAATAGCGCACCGAGTTGAAATATAACATAGTGTCGCATTACAACGCAAATACACACACATACAGACGCACATAATATGAAAATCATACAAGACATAAAAGAATCTCTCCAAGAGAAATTCCAAGAACAAAAACCAATATCACTAAAACAAGCAGTAGGAGTCGTAGCAGGACTTCATGTAATGGTAGGAGTAGGTATATTCTATTCCTCCATGCCTAAAAGCTATGCCAAGGATAAAGAGTTTCTAAATACACCAGAAGCTATTTATGCGGGTATTCCAGATGTAATACCAACACCAACTCCTACTCCAAAACCAACACCAGAACCTCTAAAGAAAGAAGTTCTACCCGATGGTAGAGTAGCAACATATCCAAAACCACAGGAAATACCACAAGAACCTCCACAGGTAAAACCACAAGAGAAACCAAAGATCAATTCCAAATACACCCAATCATACACAATCAAGAAAGGAGATACAATTCATAGTATCTCAAAACGATTCAAACTCAATACAAAGAAACTATTAGACATCAATCACATTAAAAACCCAAACAACATAAGAGAAGGTCAAGTATTGAAATTCCTCTAAAGACAATACAAACCCCTACACTACAATGTAGGGGTTTTCTTCTAATTGTATTGTGTTACATTACAATACTATCAAACAACTTTAATACTATTGTATGATATTCACCGCACAACCAATACATTTACAATATATTACAATAGATTACAATAGATTCTAATACATTTTGCTTTATTTTGATACATTTTGATACATTTTGCTTTATTACACCTAGTTGTATCACAAAAAATTACAAAAAATTGTAATAAAATTTTTTGAAAAACACAACAATATATTGTAATGTATTGTAATACAACCAATTATATTATAATATATTGTAATATATTGAAATATAACATAATACATTGTAATATATTATAATACATTGTAATGTATTGTGTTACATCGGCTCTGCCGAGTATATTACGATTGAATTACAATACAATTACAATTTTATTCTAATAGTATTGTGTTACATGGAGACTATGAAAAAAAGATAAAAAAAGAATTTGACTCTTGGGGGAATTTTGAATAGAGTGCGGACATGAAGTTCCAATACTCTGATGGTGGTCGATCAATGTATTTCTCTGGAATAGCAGGAGATTGTGTTACACGAGCTTTTTCTATTGCTTTGGGGAAATCTTATGTTGAAATGTATCAGTTGGTGAACCAGTATTCTCAATTAGAAAGAACAGATATGAAAATAAAATCAAATAGAAATAAACCAAAAGATATATCTTCTGCCTGTGGGGGTGTGTATCCAAAAACTATTGCAAACATTGCTCGACATTTTGGGTTGAAGTTCAATCCCAAGACGGGTAAGATCAAGAACCTCAAAGGAAGAAACTATTTGCTTTTACTTCACGAACACATGACCTGTATTCGGGATGGAATTATGCTTGACACACATGACTGCTCTAATTTAGAATATATTGGATACTACGAATTATGACAAACACAAACGAAAACCAAATGAAATATAAAATACAAACAGAAGGTGCGTTCGGTTGGGGAGACTTGAAGTATAGTGAGGATGGAGAAACCTATCAAGTTGATCTATTCGACACCAAGGAACAAGCAGACGAAGAACTCAAAAACATTCTATCTGAATTTGGAGAGGATGGAGACAACTACCGAATTGTTACAGAGGATGTCTTGGAGGATTTCAATATCTATACCGAATGAATACAACAACCGCATTAGCAATAATTCTACTTGGAATTGGATTCATTCTCTTTACTCCATTCCTTTTGATCTGGAGTGTCAATGGACTATTCGGATTGATGATCCAATACACATGGGCTAACTGGTTTTATGCTCTGGTTATTATGGTTCTTCTTCGTGGTAGCGTCAACAATAATTCCAAATGAAAACATTTTTAGTATTAAACTCGGATCAAGACGGAGATGGTTTTGAAGTGGAGGCAGACACCAGACAAGAAGCATTGGAGAAAGCATTATCAGAACTTGGGTGGTATGTGGTGCAAGATGATGACGAGGACGAACAGGATTTAGAATCCGACGATGTGTTGTAATAGAGCATGGTGTCGCAATAAATCATGTTTTAATATCACACGCGTTATCCACACACTTGCCCACATCCACAGATACGCACATCTTTATTAGAAAAATATAAAAAGAAATCAAGAGAAATAAATCCAAATAGAATTTTGTTGTCATGGCAAACAACCCAAGGTAGAAATATCTTGGGTTGTTTTGTTTTTTCCGTTGACATTTCCGAATAGTAATGCTATATTGGATGTCTAATGAAGAACAATACGCAAACAAAAATTGAAAAGTATGCAAAGCTCCGCAATAGGGGGTTCTCCAATAAGCAAATTGCTATCTATTGGAGGATGAAACTTGCTCAAGTAGCAGGAGTTCATTCTTGGGCATCCCGCAAGGGACTTGTCCCTGCCTGATTAGTGTAGTTTTTGTATTTTATTTTTCATGTTTCAACCCTCACTCGAAAGAGTGGGGGTTGTTTTTCTTTGCGCGTAAGAGTAACACAATACCTTTTAATATATTGTAATGTATTATAATGTATTGTAATAGAATTGTAATCATTACAATACCTTGTAATGTATTGTGTTACATATTATAATACCTCGAATCGAGCGATACATTACAATACATCACAATGTAACACAAGACATTACAATACCTTATACCAAAATGTAACACAAGTTATTACAATACATTACAATACACACTGGATATGTAACACAATGTAAAAAGAAAAATAATTCTTGCAATTAGAATAACTTTATTTAGATTGGATTCATCGGCGATTCCTATGAGTTGTCCGATACGCAGTAAAACTAAACGAGATGCCTACTCGATAAAACTGGCAACCTATACTATGGCACACATGATTGAAGAAAACATCGACCGCGTTTATTCCAACCAAGGAACCGAGTGGCACACTCTCGCCATTCCAACCGAGGTGATTGATGAGGAAGTATTTGACTCCCTCTCCCATGACATTATCGAGTCTCCTGTCACCTGTCAGGTCGAGGGTAATACCATCGAACTCCCTAACCACAAAATACTTGTGGCGGATATGCGTAAATCTCGCCCCGATCTTGATCCAAGCCAGCAGTTTGTCCCTCTCCATGTTCCCAAAGCGGGATACAAGGTCATCAATAACCGCGATGTTATCGAGTGCATGAAGGCGAGCTTTGCTGATCTTGATGTAAAGATCACAACAGCAGGCACATTGGAAGGCGCAAAAAAGTTCTTTGTCAGCGTGGACATTGGTGAATCGGATCTGGTCATCAACAAAGACCGCTTCAAAGCCTATGTGAACTTCATCACGGGTCACGATGGCACTCTCGCCATGACTGCTTATGATTCGGTCATCCGTATCGTTTGCATGAACACTCTCATCGCAAGCCGTGAGGCGGCGGGAGCGGCGGGTTTCTCTGTCTACCATACCAAGAATGCGGACTTGGCGATGAAGAACCTTCCAGAGTTGTTCAATGCGATTCTCAAGGGACGCGCCAACTTGCAGGAGGTCATGGAGTATCTGGAGCAGAATAAATGCGATGCAAACGACGCACTCGCAATGGCTTGCGGATACTTCTGCCTCGAAACTGACAAGGCGGAACTCTCGACCCGTGCGATGAACGCCGCCCAAGGTATCGCAACCCTGTTCAGCAGGGGTATCGGTAACAAAGGCGAAACCCTGTATGATCTGGCTAACGGAGCTACGGAGTATTGGACTTCGGGTGAGGGAACTGGCAAAGGCAAGACCTCCCTCTCCGACCGCACATACCGCTCGCAGATGGGATCGGCGGCAACTCACAAAGAATCCTTTGTGGCGATGCTGGCGAACGATGATCGCCGCAAAGAAGCACTCCAGCTTGGCAAGCAAGCACTCGCACTCGCCAACTGATAGGGTAGGAATCACAAAGACCCCACTCTCGAAAGAGGGTGGGGTTTTTCTTTGTATCTATTGTTTTTATAATGCATTGTGTTACATTTGAACACCTTGTCGCATTACAACATGTATCGTATTGTGTTACATGTCTACCCACACCTATACGCATTCGTATTTGTGTTACATGTAAAAATATATTGCAATAAAAGAAAAATCGAATTAGATTAAAAGTCCAATGACAACAGAACCAACATTCAACTATCCGTTCACCAACAAAGATGGTGAAAAATTCGACCGAGGCGACATTGTGATGATTAAGAAAAAACACGGCTATCCGTGGGGGTATTGGAAAATACATACAATCTCAGAAGATGGTATGGCATATATCCGAACTACACCAACATACACTTGCGGAGGATACAATTCGTTTGGAACCGAGTATCATATAGATGATCTGAGATTTGCAGAGCATGGCGAGCCTTTGACTGGCAAATTCATCTAACAACAAGAAAGGGGGACGCAAGTCCCCCTTTACTTTGCAATATATTGTGTTACATTTCAAAGTATTATAATATATTACAATGTATTGTGTTACATCTGATAGTGGCATAATATATTACAATAGTGGCGCGATATATTATATAATGTAACTCTATGTATTGTGTTACATGGGCGCCGCCAATATAAATTACAATACATTGTAATACATTACATTACAATACCTACACTCATGTAACACAAGGTATCACAAAAATAATTCTGGACATATTGGAAGACCTGTGAGAAAGTAGGTGCAGTCTCAAATGAGGCTACGGAACAAAGCCAGCCGATCAAGTGGCAACGGATGGAAAATCCGAAACGCAAGTGAACATCGCAGACATCAAAAACATCGTCAAGTCCCACAAGGGAGCAAACCTTTCCGCCATCCTCGGAAAGCAACTCAAGACCCGCAAAGGCGAAACCGCCGTGGTCGAGAAAGTCACCTCCATCGTCATCCGTGGCGGGGTGGAATATGACAATCAGAAGGTCGTCATCGAAGGACGCGAGGATGGAACCTTGCCAGAAGAGAACGCTGGTCTTCCGTGGGGACAATGGGTGGAATACCCCTTCCACATTGAACACAAGGGAAGCGACTACGCTCGCTTCTATGCCGCCAGCGGTTTGTCTTTCGAGCCGAAGGTGGAATACTACCTCAACGGCGAACTGACAACAAAGGCGGCGATTGAACCTCTCTGCCTTGCCAGTGAGTTTCGCAAGAGTGATGAGCCAATGCCTCTGTGCATGACCATCAAGGCCGACAATGTGAAAGCAATCATCCTCTAATTCAACAAGGGGGAGGGGGAATACGCTCCCTCCCCCACAACCCAAAAAATCCAAATGAAAACAATTATCAAAAACCTCCTCACAATCCTTTTTCCCTTTCGGGAACTGAACGACAAACCTTCCGTATTCATTCAAGAGACATGGCTGGAGAAGCACACACGCCCCATCCAAATAAAAGAATACCTTTGGAATTATAGGTGATGGCATAGGGGGGAAGGGGAGGCGAAAGCCTCCCCTTTTCTTTTGTATTGTTTTGTGTTACATTACAATACATTACAATACACACTTCAATGTAACTCTATGTATTGTGTTACATACCGATCTCGAATTGGAACCTCATACGATGTAACACAAGGTATCACAAAAATAATTCTTGCGTTAAAAACGAATTGGATTATTGTGAAGACTCAATCCTATGACCAACACAAACAAAATCAAAATCGAACGAGTAGATGTCCGTGAGGATGTCGTAGTTGTAGATCATAATTCAGAGATGGCGGATTATACTAATCCGACTGGTGCGATTTATCGTCGTGCCTTTGAGGTTCTGGCAATGACAGAAGATGGTCGTCGTTTTCGTCATCGTCATTTCTTCGGTATGGATCGTGATAAAGCTGATGCCTTGGCGATCAAAGTCCTTTATCGCGGTGAGGTTGATCTTTCTTATTGGACTGAAACCTATCCAGAGTATGGATCATCAGCTTGGGCAGTCGAAGATTTTTATCGTCAAGTCGATCTCGCCGCCGCAGTAGGTCGAGGGGATTGGGAGGAAGCTGACAACCTCGCTTGAGATTCGAAGGGGAGGCGAAAGCCTCCCCTTCTTCTTTTCTGGAATCGCAATGTAACACAATACACTACACGATATTGTGTTACATATCATTACCAGTATCTATTCACATTACAATGTATTACAATACATTACAATACATTATGTAACACAAGGTATCACAAAAATAATTCTTGCTATATTTTCAATCCGTGCGATTCTGTATGTCCTATGACCAACCTATTCAAAACACCAAAACAAGCCGAAGCAATCGTTCACTCACTCTCCAATCCTTCCAAGATGCCATGTCATGGATATTCAATTCCTGCCAGCCGATGCATCACAGGTGGCAAGCTCCAAAAAGTAAAAGATTCTATTTGCTCTGTGTGCTATGCCATGAAGGGTCGTTATGTCTTCCCGAATGTCATCAATGCAATGGAGAAAAGGTTTCAATCTCTTTTCAATTCCGCATGGGAAGATGCCATTGTTTTTCTAATCGGAAAGAAAGAGAAAAGCGGATTTTTCCGCTGGCATGATTCCGGCGATCTCCAAGGGGAGTTTCATTTGCAAAAGATTGTCAATGTCGCCTTGCGTTTGCCAATGATTAAATTCTGGCTTCCCACCCGTGAGATTTCAATTGTTTCGGATTGGCTTGCCAAGGGGAATGTCCTTCCCGAAAATCTCACCGTTCGCCTTTCCGCTTTCATGCTGGATGGCCAGCCTCCCCTTGCGGCTGCCAATCGTCTTGGCCTTGTCGTTAGCGGTGCGAGCGATTCAAACTATAATTGTCCAGCCTATTCACAGGATGGCAAGTGTGGCGACTGCCGCAAGTGCTGGGACAAATCTGTTTTCCAAGTGAACTACAAAAAGCATTAGGTGGCATAGGTGAAGGGGGAGGCGCAAGCCTCCCCCTTTTCTTTTGTATTCTATTGTGTTACATGACAATGTGTGTTTTTATAATGTATTGTGTTACATTCTAACAGGGTGTCGCATTGCAACGCATATCCACATACGCATTGCGAATATGTGTGCGTATGTATAGATGTAACACAAACGCATACAAAAATAATTCTAGACATTCAATTGGATTGGATTATTCTGTATTCCTTATGACACACTTATCACAATTCATGAACGCAGCACTCAACCTCAAGCTCTCCACGACACATACGATGGCGATTATGCAAGACATCATCGACACTATGAACGGAGACGGCTTGTATGAGGGTGCTTCTACCGAGGTAATTCTTGAGGCATTCTACCATCAAGAATGTTCTGATGCCTACGGTGTCAACTGGACAGATCATATCACAAACCTCTTCGAGTCTCTGGAGCTATACACTCCCGAACCGCAAGACTATGTTTCGGTTCGTCTGGTTTGCCAGAACACCTATGCAGGATAACCACCCAAAAGGGGAGGCGAAAGCCTCCCCTTTCTTTGCAATGTATTGTGTTACATTACATTGTGTTACATATTAATAGCTGATAAAATAATGTATTGTGTTACATGGCAACATCGTGTCACATTACCGCGCGTTCCCACGCACAGCGTGTAACACAATACAACACAGACACATACACATTCATGTAACACAAATGTATACAAATATAATTCTGGACATTCAATTGGATTAGATTATTCTGTAGACCTTATGACAAACCGCACTCCTTACTTCCTCATCGATGCAGACCACAACATCAGCGTCACCGAGATTATCGGTGAAGCTAAAGTTCTCGTCCAGAAAACCAGCGACCTCACTGGCAAGGTTTCCGAGATGCTACTTGGAATCAATTTCAATGAGTTCGTTCATTCCTTTTATCACTGGAACGCTGGACTACTCATACAGGACGCATTCCATACGCTCAATGCTGACGAGCGTGAGTTCGTCAAGACTGGCATCACGCCTACCGAGTGGAAGGAGGCGTTCGGAGACTTCGAGGAGGAATAATTTCCCACCAGCGAGGGGGAGGCGAAAGCCTCCCTCTTTTCTTTTACATTGTATTGTGTTACATTCCAATGTATTGTGTTACATCACGATCACACCGGCTATCGGCTACCGGCTTCGCCGCCCATGTAACACAATACAACACCCTGTTATATTAGGCGTATATTAAAATGCCATACCTGATATGGTTGGCACGGCAAATGCTGGTAAAAAACTTGGCACGGCAAATGCTATCGGCGCCGAAATTTTTTTTTAAAAAAATAAAAAAAAACGCTTGCAATGTGATGTAGCCGGTTGTAGTGTCATTCGCATCGGAGGCAATCACGCCTTCGAGCGGGGAACGACTCACCCGAACCGAACGAGTCAGCAGAAAGAAAATAAAATACCATGACCACCACCACTACCGCCGCCGCCCGCACTGAAGTTCTCAACCTCCGCGTTACCGCCGAGATCAAGCAAGCAATCGCCGAGGAAGGTATTCGGGATGGCCGCTCAATGAGTGACATTGCCGTGCGCGCTCTCAAGCTGGGACTCGCTCAAATGATCGCACCTGCTCCCACCCCAAAGGTCGAAGCTCCGAAAGCCACAAAGGCCAAGGCCAAAGGCAAGCGCAAGGGTGACGACGGCGCAGCTCCAGCGACCCCTGCAAAGCCTCGCAAAAAGTAAGGCGAGGCTGACCAGCCAAAGGCCCACGGCGAAAGCTGTGGGCCTTTCTCGTGCCGAGAAACTGGTAGGCAAACCTTGCCGAGTAATTCCTGCCTACCGGCAAATTATGCTCGGCAGATTTTACCCACTTGGGTTGGCACACAACCTGCTAGTAGGCAAGAATTTCCTATCTTGCCCCTATTAGACCGGCAATATTTACCTACCCCCTCTGTGCAAATTTTGCCTATAGGCAAAAATTGCCGGGTGGGGGGTGGAGGGCGGTGCGCCCCCTATATAGGTAGGTAGTATTACAAGGGTACTACAATAAAAGCACAAGGTACTACAATACTATTACAATATATTAGGTTTACTATAAATCAATTACAAAAAAATGGAACTATCCAAAAACGCCGTAATGAAACACCAAATCATTATTACAATAATATTATAATATCTTAGCACCCTTAGACATATTCTCCTTAGCCCATAGGGGCTGTAGGTTGGTATAGTGGAAGCATTTCTTCTGTTGTTCTGGATCAGTAAGGTCAAATGATGCACAAGGAATAATATGATCTATGTGCCATCCATCGTTTCCATGATTCTCCCATGTCATTCCCTCTTTGAATTGTGTTTCTAGGTGTTCTCTTGCTTCTTGTATTGTACAGCCTAAAAGAACCATTGATTTACAGAATTTTTTACCTCCTGAATTTTTTAGTACATCTCTAATTCTTCTTCTTATTGTTTCTCGAATTTTAACATTTGGATTTGTTTTTTTTCTATTTTTATACTTTTCATTTATTATTTCTCTATTTTCTTTATCGTATTTTTTTTGATATTCTCTTTTTTTGATTATTTTATCTATATCATTTTTATATTTTAATCTATAAGAAAGTATTTTATCTTTATTATCTTCTCTCCATACCGGTTGATAATTTCTATTTCTATCTAATATTTTTTCTTTATTTTCATCGCAGTAACGTTTTTTATTACAATATTTTGAACAATATATTTGATTTGATTTTTTTTTCTCAAAATTATTTCCACATTTTTTACAAACCCCAAAAATTTTTACTTTTAACTTTTTAACATTTTCTTTATATTTTTTATCACCACAATTTTTTGAACAATAAATATGGTTTGATCTCGTCTTCTCAAACCCATTCCCACAAACAGGACAAATAGATTTAGTCTGTTCTAAAGTATTAAAAAAATCCAACTGTTCCATATCACAATATATAAGGGGTATATGCCCCTGTGACATATACCCCCTATACTCTTTTTCTTTTTTTTTATTCTCCTACGAAGAGATATACTAATCTTTGGAAGAAGTTCTTCTTCTTTGGTTCCTCTGTGGGTGTTTTTAATTGTTCAATAGAATTCTTTAATTCTTGAACCGTGGTCTTTAGATGTTCTACTTCTGGATAAGAAGTAGTTATTGTAGTAGGAGGAAGCAAGTTTTCTACTGGAGCTAAATTTTCAATTGGAATAACCTTTTTAGATTTTGAATTCTTTACGAATATTTTTTGAACATCAAAAGGAATATCATCAAGGTTATATTTTTGTCCTATGACATATGTTTTTCCAATCTCCAATCTACGGAAATGGTATTTGTTCTTGTAGCCTTTCTTTAGCTTTTTAGTATATTTTCCATGGATTTGTTTATAAGCCGCATATCGTGCTTGGTAGTCATAATCTTCAAACTCTTTAGTGGTGAGGAAAACTTTAAATAGTGTTCCATCTTTCTCGAACATTCCAATTCGGGTTCTATTTCTTTTTGAGATATGAAACTTTTCCTTTGGTTTATTATTTAATTCTTCGGAGATAGTCTTTAGAATTTGAAGATTCTTATGTTGTCTGGAATTTTTTCTAATCTTATATGGTGCAGAATCAATCTTGAGTCTTGGTTCTTCATCCTTTCCGTAGCGGATAAAGATAAAGTTATTATGAAGCTTTCTTTTACCTTTAACGCATTTGGTTACTGCTGTGGCATTGAATCCGTCTGGAATACAATCAATAGTTTTATCATATGTTTTGATCAGGTATCCATTGATATCGTATGCGGCGATTTTTGATTTACTTCTTTTCGTTGTGTTTGTTGTGTGGAATTTAAAATCCATATTCGATTGTGTTATATTTGTGTTTATCAGGTTGTTTAGTTTTTTTAGTTTGTCTTCAATATTATTCATATCGTTAATCATCCTATATCGTTTTTTTGAAAAAGTCAACGATTTTTATAAATATTTTTTAAACCCATGAGAAGCAAGGATCAAATATTACTGGAAAGTCTTTATGATAATATTCTTTTGAAGGAAAATGTATCATCTTTAAAATTTAGAGAATTGCAAGATAACCAAAGAGGAACTCCAGAAAGTATGTTTGATAATAATGCGAATCCCGGAGCAGGCAATTCTCAACTACTTCAATATGTAATGGAACATACTGGAGATCTTATTCACCGAGTTGCATATATGGATGGTGTTGCGGGTTGGGGTGGAGCAACCGGAGTTGATTATGGTATGGATGCTGGAAGGGAAAAGGTCGATAGGGTTTTAAAGTTTAAGAATGATATTCTTCGTGGTGAAATTGAAACACAAGCAAGAGATAACTGGAGATATCGTTCGCGTCAAGGTGATATTGAATTGAGCGAGGAAGAATTTATTAAACAAATACGGGATGCTGGTAAAAGATATGCAGATGCATATAGACAACTTAAACCGATTACAAAAGCTCAAAAAGCTGCACAAGATGCTGCGATTGCGTTGGGGGAAGGAGACTATTCTTTGTGGGTTAAAAAATTACAAGAAGTTAAAGACCTTATAAGTACAAGAGAGGGATACTTGGAATCTATATGACATTTAAAGAATATTTTTTAGAATCAAATGATGTTTCTATAGGTATAAACATTAATGATAAGATACAAGATTTTACCGGTCAAATTTTACGCGGAGAGAAAACAATAGAGACAAGAAATAGAAATTCTTTAAAATCATTTATAGGAAAAAAGGTTGGTATTATAAGAACCGGAAAGGGAAAGGCATATCTTGTTGGTTATGCTACTATAGGAGATCCAGTAATATATAAAACCGAAGAAGAATTTAGAAAAGATTATAATAAACATCTAGTACAAAAAGATAGTAAGTTTGATATTCCAAAAGGAGGAATCAAATATGGATATCCGTTATTTGATGTTATAGCATTAAACGAACCTAAGTTAATAACCGATAGGGGAAATTTTGTTTATAGAAAAATAGAATAGTTTTTAATAAATATAATATATGAATTTAACTGTGTTAATAGAAAAAGTTTTATCAGAAGCCAAGGTAAAGAGAGACAGATGTCTTAAAAGAGCCGATTCGGTATATGGTAAAAAGACATCTGCATATAAAAGTGGTGCGGTTGTAAAATGCCGTCAAGGAAAGATTTGGAAAAAGAAAAAGAAATGAACTTGGTAAATCTTATAGAATCCGTATTGGAAGAAGGTTTTGACTTGGAAAAGAAGCAAGGTCTTCATGGATGGTTTAAAAGAAACAAAGGTAAAGGATGGATAGATTGTAAAACAGGAAAACCATGTGGTAGACAAAAGGGTGAAAAAAGAAAAGGATACCCTGCTTGCCGACCAACAAAGTCTATGTGTAATACGAGAAAAAGACACAAAAAGGGATCAAAAAGAATATCTTGGAAAAGGGGAGATAAAACCAAGTAAATATAATATAATGAAAAACAAAGACCAAATAGTTCTAGAGGGTTTATATAGTAAAATTTTAAACGAGGAAAGAAATGTTCCTCCTGCGGATTGGGATAAAGGTTTTGAGTTTCCGATTAAAATTGGTTCTGGAGGAAAAGAAATTCCTTTTAAAAAGAATGGTAAGTGGTATCTTTATGTTTGGGATTCAAAGAATAATAAACATTTTTATTATTGCTATGATGATGACATTTATCATCCCGATACTGATTTCGATCAACTCTAATATAAGTATATAAACATATGAGAAGCAAAGACCAAATACTATTAGAAAATTTATATTCTAATCAAATCTTAAAAGAAGGAAATGTTTATGATTCTGTTCATCGCGCAATAAGTCGCAGAATAGCTAGTAACCATGTCGATTTATTAAGAGATTATGGTATAGAAAAAGTTCTTGATGCTGTTAATCAGGTAGCTAGTCATGTTGCGGAAGGAGAATCTCTTGAAGATATTGGATCTAGCGATGTAAGTGCTTGGGTTAATTGGGTTGTTAAAGATTTAACACGCGGAGAAAATACTGCTGAACGTCTTCAAAACATGAGTGATACATGGGATAAAAATGCATCACCGGAAGCCAAAGCGGGTAAAGAAAAGTTATCAAGTATGATGGGTGAATTCGGAAACCGTTTAGGTCCAGAAGGCGCGCGTTAAAACTGTACTAAATCTTTAATCATCATATTATAGGTATCACAATGGAACTTCATATTATTTGAAGTATCTATAAATCCCTTTGGATAAAACTTTGCATTCTTAAAGAACTTTGTTTTTGGTATCATTCCGCATAACCATGCCTTAGAATTATCATTTAGTATTCTTACAAACAAATAGACATCGCAATTTTGTTTTGTATTGTATCCACTTATAGAACATTCATAAAAGTCTTTTGGTTTAGAAGAACACTTTTTTGTTTTAACATCTATTTTAACATCATTCTTAACAATATCATAATCATGAGTGTTTTCTATTTTGGCTTTAATATAATTCGCCGCTACTATTTCACCTAGAAACCCAACGACATTACCTTCTCCTTTTGTTATGGAGTTTCTTAGTTGTCCCATCTCTTTGGATTTTTGTTCTGCTTCTTCAATCCATTCTTTTTTAATTTCTATTTCTTTCATTATACAATCCACCAATCCGGAACGTTACCTAGTTTCCATGTAGAAAATTCTTTTTTATCCTTGAGGTAATATGTTCGGTATGCAGTAACCGGATCGGAATTTTTATATTCATCTGGCATAGCTTGAGCAAATGGGGTCATGTCTCCGTCTGGAACAATGTTGGCGTGATCCCTGCACAACTGGAAGATGGGATAGGACTTATGTTGCTTACCATAGCGGCGAGTATATTCTTGAAATAGTTCTTCGGTCATTTCACAAAGCCAAATAAAATTTTTTCGCGCTGCGCGCACCCATTTAGAGCATGGGTGATTAAGGTGTGCTAGTTTATATACACCATCAACGGTGTCATTGGAATGAACACGGATGGCGGTGGAAAGCATTTGAGTATGCTCCAGAATCATCTTAATGCAATGCTTATCATTATGTTGACGAGCGGCTTGAATGGGATTTTTATCAAGTACAAATATATTCATGAGAAAATAGTATTTGATTTTTTTATTTTAGTCAAGTATAAATATTGAAATGACTTTCAAAGAATATTTTTTTAAAGAGCAAACTGAAATAGAAAATTTTCAATATCCTCTTACCGTGTATCATGGAACCGATTTATCATCTGCGAAAGATATAAAAGAAAATGGGTTGAATTTAAGTAAATGTCATAAGGGATATTTCGGACAAGCTTTTTATGTTACTACAGATGAACAATTAGCAAAAAGTAATTATGCGGATTTTTCTGGGGACGACGAAGGAGGAACAGTTTTAGAATTTAAAATGAATCCGATTAATAAAATATTGGATTTAAGGAAAACCGATGATTGGGATTATTATCAAAATTTAAAATATAAAGGACGGGAACTTAGTAGTTGGATGGGATTCGATGAGTTGCCAAGTATTATGAACTCATTCGGAATCGATGCAATATACGATAGATCTAATGATGCATTTGCAGTTTACAATTTGAATATACTAAGTATATTGTAAATATTTATTAAAATTATGGATTTAGAACTTTTAGTAGAAAACGTAACAAACAGAAATAACAAAAACACATTCAATGTTTTAAAGTATGAAGATTTTTTAAACGAAAGTGTTTCATGTGAACTATGTCAAGAAGAAGTATTGACCGAGGCAAAGTTACAATTAAGTGATGAGGAAATAAAGTTTGAACAAGAACTTAAAAGAAAATTACCAAGACTTAATTTATTATCAGTTTTAGCGGATGCAAAGACCTTAAAATCTTTACATGATAAAAGAAGTGGAGATCAATATATTACTGGTATTCTTTATATAGCACCTTCAGAAGAAGGAGGGGTTGATGTTTGCGTTGGTTCTTCTGGTTGTTGCCGTATTGGTTGTTTAAACACCGCTGGTAATCCGGCGGTATTAAAAGGTAAGTTAAGATCCAGAATTAGAAAAGCACAGGAGTTACATTTATCTCCTGAATTGTTTTTTACAAAATTAAAATCGGATATTGTTTTACTTAAACATTTTGCAGATGAGTTTAAATTAAAACTTGCTATTAGAATGAATGGAACTTCTGATTATGACTTCGGAGAAAAGATGGAAGATTTTGTTAAAGAGCAAGCAGGAAAAGGTGTTACGTTTTACGACTATACAAAAATAGTTCCCCGCTATAAAAAGTATTCTCAAAGTAAATTGATTCACCAAACATTTAGTCGTAGTGAACAAAACGACAAAGCATCTTTGGATATTCTTAAAAATGGTGGAAACGTAGCGTATGTTTTCTATCAAAAAAATAATGTATTACCTAGTCATTATTTAGGATTCAAAGTATTGAACGGTGATGCCAGCGATTTGAGATTCTTGGATGATAACGAAAAGGAGTTTGATGAAAATGGAAATCCAATTGGTTTAATCGTCGGGTTAAACGCCAAAGGGGTTATGAGAGGTAGAGGTAGTAGAGCAAGAGCTATTAGACGTTCTGTAATGTGGAATAAGAAACAAAAAAATCCAAAATATATTGGATCTCCAGAATTTAAAAAAGATTGTATGGAGTATTTCGGAGTATCCAGCTTGGAAGATCTTTTTAATGATAGAGATAAATTAAAAGAGTATTTAGATTTTCAAAAACCAGATGGTAAATTATTGGAACCAGATGGTGGTTTTGAAATTATAGTTGATGATCTTAAAAAGGTTAAACCAGATGTTTTTAATCCAAACTATAAACCAGCTTCTCCAGAAGTTAAACCTGAACAAGAAGTTAAACAAGAAAGTAAGATAGTATCATTCAAACAGTTTTTTATTGAAAAATGATTTCGTTTAAAGAATATTTTCTATTAGAATCTCCAGAATATATCGCTGGCGTTTATGATAGGAGAGATTATAATTTTATATACTTTTTAGGGGACTCGGAAGGAACTTTTTTAGCTCCGTATAATTCATCCAGAGAGTCTCATTCTTTTCTTTTTAAAGAACTTAAAAGTAGAGGAATTATAGATAAAAATTATAGTGTGGTATATCCTTTAGAAAATAATTCTGATATTGTAGTTTTAGGTACTCCAAAAATAATAGACTTTACATATTCTGGAGTTATTCTACCAAAGCAAGATAATATCGATTCTACATATATATCACATTGGACAAAAGAATCTTATTTAAAAATAAATGATATTATTTTAGCGTATGTTAAAAAGAATATGCCAGCGCCGTATGCTATAGAATATGTTAAAAAGGGAACTCAGTTAGATCTCGATGGTCCAAAAACAGAAGTAATAAGAGTAAAGTAATTATAAATATTATTAATGGAATCTGATATTATAAAAATTAAAAATATAAGATTTTTCGTATCAACTTCATACGAAGAAACTTTACCTTTATTTTTTTCAACGCAAAATATACAAGATGGGTTATATAAAAAAAATGAAAATTATTTTTTAGTATTAGACAATATTCCATACTCTACAGATAACAGTATAAATTCAAATCAAATAGAAACTTCTGAAATACAAGATAAGAATTATATATTTTCTATTAAAAAACATTTCTTATATAAGATAGCAAGAAAATTAAAAGATAAAAATATAACACCAGATAATCCTATATTTAAAACCGAAGTGGAAAAACTTTTAATAGAATTTTTTAGCGGTAAGCTTAAAGACAAAACAAAAAACCCAGAGCGAGCTGTAAGATTTTTATTAAATACTTCATATAAAAGTTTTTATAATTATTTCATAAATAAAATTATAACATTATCATACTCTTTAAAATCAAAAGGATTTGAATTAAAAGAAGATAATATATTTACCGTTCTAAATGATAAAGGCGCTTTAATATTAACTAATGGTGTTCTTAGATATATTTGTTGTTTTTTATTGAATATTGAAGAAATTCCTGCGATAATAAATTATTCTGAATAATGATAATTTATGGAATAAACGAAACAACTCACGATTCAGCTTTATCAGTTATAAAAAATGGAGAAATACTTTTCGCTTCTCATTCAGAGAGATATAGTAAAGTAAAAAACGATTGGTTTTTAAATCAAGAAATAATTAATAATGCTTTTGAATATGGAGTTCCGGATGTTATAGCATATTATGAAAATCCTTTTTTAAAAAATTTAAGATTGTTTTTTCGAGGAGGTAAAGGTGGAGATGTTCCATATTTTAAAACTAACTCTTTGTTAAAAAACATTCCGGTTAAATATTTTAAACATCATTATTCTCATGCTTCTGCTGGATATTTTACAAGTAAATTTAAAAATGCTACAATAGTTGTATTAGATTCTATAGGAGAATTTAATACATCTAGTATATGGTTGGGAAATGATAATAAAATAAAAAAGATATATAGTCAAAATTATCCAATCAGCTTTGGTCTTTTTTATAGCGCATTTACAAAACTACTTGGACTGGAACCAAATAAAGAAGAATATATAATGATGGGGATGGCTGGATATGGAAACCCAGAAAAATATTATAATAAAGTAAATTCATATTTTCCTAATACAAAAAAACAAAAATATAATTTTCATAAAGGAATATATGATTGGGATGAACTAGTAGACGAACAAAATAAATTTGATATAGCAGCATCAGTTCAAAAAGTTTATGAAGAAAGAATGATGGAGTTTATGTTATATGCTTACAAAAAAACAAAATGTAAGAATTTAGTTTTTATGGGTGGGTGTGCTCTTAATTGTTCTGCTAATACATTACTATGGAAAATATTTGATAATGTTTGGATTATGCCAAATCCCGGAGATGCTGGTAGTAGTTTAGGAGCCGCTTGTGCTTTATATAATGACTTTGTTAATTGGGAAACACCATATTTAGGATATGATATAAAGAAAACATATCCAATAGATAATATACTAAACAATTTAAAAACAGATAAGATAACTGCTGTTGCTTATGGTAGAGCAGAATTTGGACCAAGAGCTTTAGGGAATAGAAGTATATTAGCAGACCCTAGAGATCCAGATATAAAAGATAAAGTTAATGAAATTAAAAATAGAGAATTGTTTAGACCATTTGCTCCAATAGTGTTAGAAGAATATAGTAAACAATGGTTTGATATGGAGTTTGATTCTCCGTATATGCAATATGCTGTAAAATGTAAAAAACCAAATTTAATACCATCGGTTGTTCATGTTGATGGAACATCAAGAGTTCAAACTATAAACAAAAAACAAAATAAACATTTATATGAACTTCTATTTAAATGGAATGAATATAGTGGTGTTCCTGTTCTTTTAAATACAAGTTTAAACATTAAAAACGAACCACTATTAAACGATGAAATTGATATTAATAAATGGATTATTAAATATAAAAAAAATATAAACTAATGATTAAAAAAATTTTAAATAAACTCATTAAATACATACGTATGAAAATTTTATTGAATAATGATAAATATATTTATTAACAATAATTTACTAAAATTTTTGAAAATATATATATAAGTATATATATATATATGCCGAAAAAAAGTAATTGGGATAAAAGAATGAAGCCTAAAGAAATTGAAAAAAGAAAAAAAATGAATTCCGCATTTTTAATACAAAACTTTTCGATTGAAGAGGTTCTAGATGAGAGTGGGGAAGTATTAGAAGATACCGTTATCCGCTTTTCTTTTGATGGTCTTTTAGTTTATTTATCAATACCAAATTCAATGAAATTATGTAAGTCGTTATCTGATATATTGAACTTAAAAAAATGACAAATAGTTTAAAAAATTATTTTTTAAGTAAAACATTTAATTCTCAATTACACGATACTATATGGGATATAGATTCTTTCGATAGTAAAAACATACATACTAAAACAAATGATATTGATAAATTAGATACTATAAAATATGAAGTAAATGAATATGGTTATAGGACTTCCGAAGAAACAAATAATTTTTTTAATGAAAATTTGATAGGGTGTTTTGGATGTAGTAATACCTTTGGTATGGCTATTGAGTATAAGGATACTTGGCCTTTTTTGTTAAACAAATTTATAGGTGATGAATGGTGCGTTAAAAATTATGGAGTACCCGGAGGTTCAAATGATAACATATCTAGATTAATATATAATTTTGTTTCAAATAAAAAACCAAAAATTATATGTTGTTTATTTCCAGATTTTTTTAGAATGGAATTTTTTGATGTTAATTCGGATTTAAAAAATTTTAGAAAAACTGAAAACAAAGAGATATTAAAAACATATTCTTTTATACAACATGAATTTTATATGGCTTATAAAAAAATTTCAACTGAAGATAATGGAATTTATAACTTTATAAAAAATTTTAAGTTTATACAAAATTTATGCGACAACAAAAATATAAAATTTTATTGGTCTACATGGGCTAGAAATATATATTGTTTAGATAAATCTTTCATAGAAAGACATTTAAATATTAATAATTACGTAGACTTAAGTCATTTAGAATCTAATATAGATTATGGTTTAGATGGAATACACTTCGGACCAAATACAAGTAAAAATATAGCAAAAGAATTTTACGATAAAATCACATCGCAAAAACCCTGAGCTATTTTTTCATTTACTTCTCTTCCGAAGTGTCCATTATCTCTAGCTTTAGGTTGATTACAAAAATGCGTGTCGTGTTCAACGACTTTAATTCCGTTTTCGTTTAAGAATTTTTTTGTTGTTTCTTCGTTGAAATTAAAAATTGTTTTCGACCAAGTAGACCAGTATAATTTTATATCATGTAATTTACATATTGTTTCTATGAATTTAAAATTTTTAACAAACATATAAACGCCAAAGTCTTCATTTATGATGTTTATGTAATTTTGATAAATTTTTTTATTTTGATGCTTTGAATATACTGGAGTAAAATTTGATAGTTTATCATCAGAAAATAATTCCATTCTAAAAATTTCGGGAAAAAAACAACATATTATTTTTGGTTTGTGTGATATTGTATAATTGTATATCAATCTACTAATTGTATCCATGGAAGCCCCACACACTCCATAATTTTTAACACACCAATCTACTCCCAATTTATCGTTTAATTTAGCACTCCAAGTTTCGTTCCAAGGTAAACCATAACCAAAAGTGTTACTACAACCAAAACAAGCTATTAAATTTTCATTAAAAAAATCGTTTGTTTCTTCGGAAGTTCTATAACCATATTCATTTAACTCGTATAATACATCTGAAGGTTTGTATTCTTTATTTCCTTCTTTGTTGTATTCTTCTTTTTCATCGTTGCAATACCAATTTACAGATTTTATTATTTGTCCGTTAAAATTTAAATTATTCCAATTATGTTCAAGTTCTGGTAAAAAGGTATCTTGATTTTCACCGAAAAGAATTTTACATATTTTTCTTAATGATTTAAGTTCTACCATTATTTAAAATAGTTTACTATACGGTTTAAAATAATCAATGTATTTTTAAGTAAAGTTTTATATTCAAACCCGGACGTTGGAAACTCTATATAGCAGTAAGGAGTTCCAGTTTTAAATAATTGAAGTTCTAATTTTTTATTTTTATTTACTTGATGTTTTCCTATAAATGGAATTTCTATATTATTAGAAATTATGTATTTGATTTTTTCTATTATAGAGTTTGAACAGTTTATATAAATACCTCTCGTTTTATTACTTTCATTTATATCTAGAACTAATCTCGGGTTTAATTTTAATATTTTTTCCATATTAAAATTATCATCAAATATTTTAATGTTTGATTTACCTTTAAAAAAATACTTAAGTTTTTCTGAATAACCACTTTTTGTATTATTTATGATTAATACTATAGGTCTTTTTTGTGTAAAATTTTTAAAGGTCGTCATCTAGTATATATTTACATATAATACATAAAAAAATCTTGTTGTATTTTTAATAAAAAAATGATAAGTATGTATAGTTCTGGTGCTCACAAAGGCTAGACAAACATATACCTCGCTTAAAAAAGGAGAAAATATATGACAAACATAACAACATACACACCCGGACATTATTCGTCCACAGAAAGGGTATTCAGCCAATTACCCGCTCTGTTCAATGATGATTGGCTAAACACCGTAATAAACGATTGGGAGAAGGCATTTGAAGTAAAGAATGCTGTTTACCCATACAACATTAAAGCAATTAAAAATGCTGACGGAGGAGCAGACAAATACATTGTAGAAGTTGCTCTAGCCGGTGTTGGAAAAAATAACATTGATGTCAAAGTCCGAGATGGACATTTGAATATTGATGTTCTTAAAGAAGACAAGGATGATGATAAGAACGTTTCTTATGTCAAAAAAGGAATAAGCAAGCGTAAAGGAAGTCTTTCTTTTGTCTTGAATGAAAACACAGATGCTAAAAACATCACATCAACATACGTGGATGGTTTATTGCGAGTAACCGTTCCCGTAAAACAACCGGAGGTCTATAACATAGATATTAAGGTTGACTAAGTTTCGATAGTCTTTGCTTGAGCACCAGAGACTTTTTTAAATTTTAAAAACTTCTACTCCACACTTTTTTAAAAACTCTATTCCACTTAAATCTCTATATAGAATTTTATAGAAAACTGTTTTTATACCAGATCCGTAAATAGATTTAGCACATTCCATACATGGAGAATGAGTTATGAACATAACAGAATCTTTTCCGCTTTCGTTTGATTTTGCTAATTTATTTATACAATTCATCTCTGCGTGGATAACCTCTGGTTTAGTTTTATTAGAATCATCTTCACATTTATTACACCATCCTTCTGGTGTACCATTGTATCCTATAGATATTATTCTATTATCTTTTACAACCACTGCTCCAACCTTTAACCTAGTGGCAGTTGATAACTGTGAAAATCTTTCAGCGACATCCATGTAAGCTGTTATTAATTTTTCTTTCATGTTACTGTTCATATAATTCAAATGATCCTTCGTCTGTCGTATAATATATATTTTTAGGATCCATATATTTAATTAAAGAACTACAGCTTCTACAACATTTAGAATTTTTAATATTCATATTTTTATCTAATCTGACATTTACTATTGTTAATTTATTATAAGGTATATTAGTTTTATTTTTTAATCTTAAAAATAAATCTAATTCAGCGCAAGTTGTTTTTGTCTCTAAAACTTTATTATCAAAATAAATTGGATTTTTTGTTATATTTAATGGGTGTGTTTTGTTTTTATTCTTACCTATGCAAATTAATCTTTTTTTATACCATCCAAAAGAAAAAACTTGAACTCTCATATCATGAGAGACATCATATTCTGCATTAGCTATTTCTAAACTTTTTTTAAGCTCGTATTGCATTTTTTTAATAAAAAAGATAAATACTAGTATATGCCATCTACAACAGAAAAACAACGAAAATTTTTTGGTGCCGTAATGGGAGCTAAAAAAGGACAAAAAGGAATCTCTAAAAAAGCTAAAGAAGTAGCAAAAGAAATGCCTAAAAAAGAAATTAAGAAGTTCTTAAAGGTTAAGAAAAATAAATCTAAAAAGACAAAGAATGAATCTTTTTCTTTAGTGGGTGAGATTTTTAAATTAGTTTAGTCTCCAAACTCTAAAGCATTAGCGACTTGAACCACATCATTAGATGCTACGCTAATTTTATCATTCATCCAAGCTTCCAATTCTTTACCACCCTGAAGGATGTTCAAGGCTTTTTCAGCATGACCGATTAAAGTTTTTAAGTTAGCAATAACCATTTGTTTTGCTTCATCTACTTCGGTTGTAGCTGGAGAGTTAGTAATAGCTAGTGTAGAGACTTCTGGAGAAGGCATTGGAACTTCGGAACTTGCTAAAGCTTGATCATCATCAATCATTGATGTTAATGTGTTTTCAAAAATTTTTTCGTAAGATTCCGATAATGTTTTAAAGTCTTTTCTATTCATAGCAATAAATATTTATCTTATAAGTGTATCAATAACAATATTTATATATTATTTTTTACTTTCTCAGTAAGAATTTGTTCTATAAATTCAGATATTGTTAAATCTCTATTGTTTGATTCGCAAATAATAAATTCTAATAACTCTCTAGAGAACTCTGATAAGTCTAAATCTATTTTTTCATATTTTGTTAAAAGAATTCCATCTTCTTTTATATCCCAAGAAAATTTATCTCCTTCTTTTATATTTAATTCTTTAAGTTCTTCGTCCGTAAATTTAACATAGTACTCTGTATTAGACTCTATTTTTTTACAAATTTTATTCATACTATATTAGTATAAATTTTGTTTTTAAAAAGTAAAGTTAAAAATCTCCGTATTGTATTAAATATTCACTTCTGAGAAGTAATAAATTACCAAGCTGTTGGTTATTTCTATTGCCGAGTTTTAATATTATATTATCTATGTCGGATATAAATTTTTTGAAACTATTACCAGCTGGAGGATTATTTACTAGATATTCGTGAAAATATTTTTCAAACTCCGCGTCAGTTGATTTAGGTCTTAAATCTGGAAAGTTATTTTTTAAAACGTTTTCGTAGTTTGAATTTAAAAGATGATATGTTAAGGATTTATATTTTTCTTTAAGAGCATTTTTCTTGAGTTTAAAGTCTTTTATTCCTTTAATAACATCTATTTCTGAATTTATAGTTTTGACAAAAAATATATCAAAAGATTCTTCTAATAAAGAAGACATTATTTTTTCAACCAAAACGTAAAAATTCATTTTCATCTAATTATTTATTCTTTATAGTATATTTTTTATAATAAACATTCTAATATTATTTGAAACTGTTGATATTAAATAGAATAAATTTATTATTTTTTTCCAAAACCATCTCCACCCTAAGTAAGATGCGTATCGTCTAAAAATAGTCCAAGGATGATTTTGAAGTTTTTTATATGCATCTTTCCACTTTTCATCTTTTACTTTTCTATCTTTATCTAGTTTAAAGTCTAAAAGTTCTATCTTGTCTAGTTTTCCATATACAAAATAAGATTTAAATTCAATCCAAAAATCTGTGTCTTCGTCTAACTGATCGTATGTATAAAAAATTAAAGTTCCGTGAAAATCTATTTTTTTATCTTCTGAACCTTTTTCTATAATATCTTTCCAAAGATTCCAAGACTTATGGTTTTTATCTTTTTTTTCTTCTTCGGTATAAGGTATATATTCTCTTTCTATAATATGTTCATATAGAAGCCCATCCTCTGATATGAAATATTCGGATAAACAATTATCTAAATCTTTTGTTTGAAAATTATATTCTTTCCAATCTATATTTAAAGATTTTAAATCTTCCGGAATAGAAAGATTTTGTTTTATTTTTATTTCATCGTACATCCCCATATATCTATATATTAGGTAAAATGAAATTAAAAGTCAATCCCGAATGTGGTAAAAACGTTATTTTTTAATTCTTTTCCGAAAACATCATAATCCATCACTATTTTTCCTTGTACATACAAAACAAAACTTTTACTTTTGTGCTCATAAAATTCATATCTATATTCACCAGATAGATTTGATTTTATACTTTTTGTTTTTTGTTGTTCATAATTTGTTTCGCCGGAAACAATTATTGTTTTATTTTCGATTGCAAATATATTAAAGTTTATTAAAAAAAGAAAAATTAAAATTCTTATCATTAATATTATTTAACGCCAGAATTAGAATCGTCACTTGTTTTTTTGAAATAATTTCTTTCCAAGAAGGTCAATCTGTCGTTTAAAGTATCCAAGGATTTTTGCTGAGTATTTAAAATTAAATTTAAATTTTTGAATTGTTCTGATGTTACTATCTGCTGGTTTAATATTGATTCTAGTCTATTTTGTATGAGATCAAATCTGGAGTTTAAAAGTTGATCTTGCTTTGTTGTATAAGCTTCGAATGCATCTCGTTTTACATAATTAGCAGACATCCATAACGTGTAATAACCAATAGCTAAAAATAATATAAACATGAAAAATGGTTTAAGTAATGGTGCTATTATCGATGGGTGGATTTTTGCTATGTTTGGTATTACTTCGATTAATGTGTCTTGACTTTTTTTGTCGCCCTGATTATTATTACTGGACATATATAATTATTTATACAATTTTTGTAACACATAAACAAAAAAAATTATTTTTAATTGACTTTTTTTATTTTTTATATTAAAACATTTAAACAATGGAAACAAAAACACCAGAAACAGTAAAATCACTAAGAGATAAAGGATTCTCTTTCAAGGAAATATCAAACCAATTAGGAATTGGGGAGACAACAGCGAGAGATTGGTTTTATGATAGACATAAACCAAGATACGAGCATTCAAATGTGGTTGGTTATGTAAATGAAAATCTATCTAGAATATCTTCTAAAGAACCGGAAGACGTTCTAAATTTTTTAGAAAATTTATCACCAATCTCTTGTAACGTAAAACAAAATAATAACATAAATAAAACTCTTAACGATTATTGTGTCGTTATAGGTGATATGCATTTCCCCGTTCAAGATGATGCCACTATAGATATATTCTTTGAAGTTGTTAGAGAATTAAATCCAAAGACTGTAATTTTAAATGGTGATACACTAGATATGTTTGCTATATCTAAATATCCAAAAGATATTCGTCATCGTTATTCTCTTATGGATGAAAGAGTTGAATATCATAAATTTTTAGCTCAGTTAGTATCTATATCAAATGATTGTCACATTTTAGAAACAAACGCTAACCACAGTGGAAATGATATTTCCGGTAGATGGTTTAGATATTTGAGCGACAGACTTGGAGAATTGGCTTCACTCCCTGACATAAAAGATAGACTTTCTTATGGAAACGTATTCTTAGGTGATTATCAACAATATGTTGATTTGGTTGATTATGTAGAATTAACTCCAGAATTTGTTGTTTTGCACGGAGACATCGTAAGAAAAAGCGGTGGCTATTCAGCAAAAGCTCATATGGATAAATGGATGGTTTCTGTTATGCATAACCATACGCACAGAATTGGATCTACATCACAAAGATTTCCCGGAATCGGTTCGAGAAAAGAGAAGCAAATTTTTGCTTGGGAAAATGGATGTGCTTGTGATTTGTCTCCAGTTTATGGATCTGCACCAAATTGGCAAAATGGATTTAGTATTATTTCTTTAGATAAAAATAACTTTGGGGTAGAACAAGTTAAAGTTATAAATAAAAGCGCAAATATTTCAACTTTAGGTATGACTATTAAGGCGTAAGATACGTTTAATCTTATTGATTAATTTATGAAACCATGATTCCTTAGTAGCTTTCGATTCGTCGTCTAGTTTTTTTATTATTCTTTCAACTTCTTCAGCTAAAGAATCCCTATACGACCTATCGTAAGAATATTTCATAGTTTATTATTTATCTTTATATTTTACTTTTAGAAATGGATTAAATATTTTTTTAACTTTTTTTTCTTCGGGTATATCTTTTTTATCTTCTACCGTTTCGTTTACCTTTTTTGGTTTGGTTACGATGTTATTATAAGCTAATATCAACGCTAATGCTAAAGGATCGAAAACTAAAACTATTAAGATAGTAAACCATTTTATAACAGTTTCTATAGGAACCGAAAATAGATTAGATACAAACTTTAAAGTTCCTATATCTTTTGATTTGTTTTCTTCGGTTTTTAAACCTATTATTTCTATGTCATAATTTTTTAATTCTTCATTTAAAGAATCACTTTTATTTTGAAGTTTTTCAATTTCTAAGTTGGCTTTGTTTATAGCTTCGTATGCTTGTTCTCTAGGGACTTTATAGTTCCCCGCGTCTTGAACTCTTTTTTCTTGAGTGACTCTAATACCGTTTAAAGTATCTAATCTATTTTTGATAGAAGATATTTCAAGTGCAACGTTATCTTTTTTAGAAATTAATATTTCTTTTTTTGTACTGACTATTTCAAATTCAGAATAACTTTTTTGATATGCGGACGTTAAAAATCCAAATATTCCAAGTGATGTTATTCCCATTAATGTTACAACGGCCAAGATCAAATAAAACTTTAATATAAAATTTGTTTCTTTCCAATGTCTTTTTAAATAAGAAGCAGCTACTAATTTTCCTATTTCTAAAGAACCAGCCATTATGCAAACCGCTAGGTATGATCCTGCATATAAAGCCGCTAATCCTTGAACAGAAAAGTAAGCCGCGCAACCAGCAACGATGAAAGCTGTAATAGCTAATATAATAGTAAACATAGTTATTTACTACTTATTAGGAAAAGAATGTAATTTGGCAACCCGCGTAATCGTTTACGTCTAATACAGACAAGTCTAAATTCATTATATTGTTGGGCGATAACTTGTTACCAACAGGAATTAGACATGACATTCCAGATGTTAATGTTAATGAAACTGAAACATCTTGGTCTTGATTATTATGAATGAGAATTTGATTTGAAATAAAAGAAGGAGTGCCCGATGTTCTTGTTTCACATTTTGTAAAGCCTGCACCTTTTATTACCGGATAGACTTTTAACGCCGAATGAGTCGGTTCTATTTCCGCAAAATGATTTCCATACTTATCTCCTATTGAAATATCATCCACTGACGATTCAAGATCTTGTGATAATACTCTTAATGCATTATAACCTCCAGCAGAAGCTACGTCAGCCTTTAGGTTTGAATTTCCATCTTTGATTTCAAGAGCACCTACTGTTATATTTTCGGTAGATATGTTTACCTTTAAATCATCAAAGTTTGTTATGTAAGACGCTTGAGCGAATAATTCTCTATCGGTGTTGTTTAATACTTCAACCCAAGAATTATTATATCCTGCGTTACAGTTTTTAGGTTTACCTGATAAATTATTAACTAGAGTGTACATCTAGTTAATATTTATTCTTTATTGAATTATATACTCAATATTAGAAAAACATTTAAGATCAGAACCACCCGCATAACTTATAGAACTTTGAAGAGCTTCTTTAATTTCTTTTAATTTTTCTTTTACTGAAATATCAGATTTTAACGAAACTTCAAATCCTTCTACGTGTTTATTTTCTCCCTTTGCTCTTTCCGATGCGTTTCCGAAATATATTTTTTCACCTTTATTATCTACTGGGGCGGGAGAGTCGGAACATGACGCAAACAATCCACCGCACATAACCATCGTAGCACCGGCTACAAGAGCTTTTGCTATATCTCCATAGTGGACTACCCCACCATCTGCTATAATTGGTTTTTTAGCCACTGTAGCACACATTTCCACGCAACTAAACGCGGGAACATGAAAGCCTGTTTTATACTTTGTACTACAAGCCATACCGCTTCCTATGCAACATTTAGTAGCATCAGCACCCCAATCTTCTAAATCTTTAGTTGCTTCTGCTGATGCTGTATTTCCAGCGATAACAAAAGTATTCTTAAAGAATTTTTTAATAAAGCTTATCATACTTTTAACTTTTAGGTGATGACCATGAGCTACATCTATTGTTATAAAATCAACTCTATAACCAAGTTGGTATATGGCCATTAATTCAGAAATGCTATTTTCGTTAACTCCAATACTTATTGATATTGTTTTCCAGCTTTCTTCGTTTGCTTTTCTTACGAATGGAATTGTTATATCATCAAACCTATGCATAACATACATATAGTTATTTTCTGACAACCATCTACATAAGTTTAAATCTATTACAGATTTCATGTTAGATGGCATCACGGGAAGATCAAAAGTTTTATTTCCAAATAAAACTGAAGTATCCCCTTTACTTCTAGATTGTAGATCGGAAAATTTTGGAATTAAATATATATCTTTATACGAATAACATTTTTTCATATTTGTTTAAGTTTAGCATCATCACCGATGATACTAACAACTTTAACACAATATTTTTTGTTGTCAATTTTAAAATCGAAAACATCATTTATTTCTAAAGGAATATCTGATAATTCTTCCCACTTGACTAAATCCGCATAAAAGATTTCATCTTTTAAAAAAATACAATTTTCTATACCTCTCATGAAAATTAATATTTGTAAATTATTTTGTTATTTTTTTGTTTTACTTCTTTGAAAACGTTTGGTTTATTCCAAACTATTTTATCAAAATTACTATCGTATTGTTTTTTTACTATTGGTCTTGGTTTATCCCCTTTTCCTGCCATAATTAAAGTCTCATTGGTCTAACAGATGGAAGACCCATTCTTTTTCTCTGTTGGTTTTGTTGTTCTGCGTTTGAAACATTTATGTTTCTTTGAACTTCTTTAGTTATTTGATCGTTTGTTTTTCCACTAAAGTTATTTGGAAGTAAATTTAATATTTCTTTAATAATTTTATCTTCATATACATTTTGAACTTCGTTACTGAAGGTTTCATTATATTTTATAGATTTTGATAATAATTGTTTAATTGCTGTTGTATATTCTTCACTTTTTGAAGCGTCAGCTTCCTTTTTTAAACTTTCAATTTTGTTTTGAAGTTCGGAATCATTTTTGATAGTTGAAACTATTGTATCTGTTAGACCTTTGATGTTTTTATTTCTAATAAAACCTTTGTATCTATTCATTACAAATTCCATAGCTACTGGTAAAGCTATCATCCCCAAAAAAGCAACTGCGTTTCCAAATGAAGCATCTGGTACTTGAGCTTCGTTTATTTCAGAATGAATATTTTTATAAACTTCTTCTAAATTAATTTGATCTTTTTGGTTGGAATACATACTATAATATATACTTACTTACCAGTTGACCCAAATCCATCTGAACCTCGTTCAGATTCGCTTAGTTCGTCAACGACCTGAAGCCCAAACGGATAATATTTTTCTATTATAAGTTGAGCTATTTTATCTCCAGATTTAACAACGTAAAGATTGTCTTTATCGGTATTATACAATATAACAGATATTTCTCCTCTGTAATCCGAATCTATAACACCAGCCATTACATCTATTCCGTGGTTTAAAGCTAAACCAGATTTTGGAGCTACTCTTCCGTAATATCCTTCTGGTAATTCTACTGATATTCCAGTTTTAAGTAAAACTCTAGTATGGGGATAGATAACATAATCTGAACATGAAAAGATATCATATCCTGCGGCGTTTGCTGTTGCTCTTTCTGGTGCTTTTGCTTTTTCGTTTAATAATTTTACTTTCATTATGTTTATATATTTATTTAAGACTCACAAGATTTGCATGTTAAAATTGAACGCGCCAATTCCTGTGCGGGATTTGCACTTCTTTGATAATACAAAGATTTAATTCCTTGTTCCCAAGCAAATATCATAAGCTCATTAACTTCTTTTGGTTTGGTATTTGGAGGAATCATAATATTCAATGATTGACCCTGATCAATATATTTTTGACGTTGTGCTGCTTGAATAATAATTTCTTTTTGAGAAATTTCACCAAATGTTTTAAATACGTCCTTTTCTTCTTGGGAAAGAAAATCTAAATGCTGAACACTTCCACCTTTAATAAGGATAGACTTCCAAGTATCATCGTCATCTTTACCCTTTTCCTTTAGAAGTTTTTTAAGATATGGATTCTTATATGTAAATTTACCTTTTGCTAAATCTTTTACAAAGTAGTTTGAATTAAGAGGTTCTATACTTGGAGATACTTGACCGAGAATAAAACTCGATGATGTTGTAGGTGCAACAGCAAGAGTTGTTGTATTTCTTCTTGTGTATTCTGTTCCTTCGTAAATTGGAGCATTCCCATAATTTTTAGCTAAAAATCTAGATGCATAATTAGCGCGTTCTCTGATTCCTTTCCATACTGCATTGTTTAACATTTTAGCCTCCATCGATTCAAACCCAATCATCTTGGATTGTAATAAAGAATGCCACCCAAGAACCCCAATTCCTAATGCTCTTTGATTAATAGCAAAATTTCTAGCGGCTTCCATGAATTTAATCCCTTTGGTTTTTTCAATAAATTCTGACATTACAGCATCTAGAAAATATACCAAAACTTCTGTTGCATCGGTGGCTTTCCATTCTTCCCAAGTTTCCAAATTTAAAGATGAAAGATCACATACAAAAGATTCATCTTCCGAATTAGAAAGCATAATTTCAGAACATAGATTAGAGTTGTTAATTTTTAACCCCTTGTCTTTATAGATTTGAGGTGCTTGATTGTTAGCATTATCACTAAAGAAGATGTAAGGGTACCCCGATTCAAAACGTTTCTTGATAACAAGACCCCAAATTCTACGAGCTTCTTTGTCCCCATCAACCATTTTCTTCATCCATTCATCAGACACACAAACACCAATAGAAAGATTTTGAATTGGATGTCCCTCCCCGCGAATCTTTAAAAATTCTTCAATGTCTGGATGGTCGATTGGAAGATATGCCGCAAAGGATCCCCTGCGAACACTACCTTGAGAAACGACTTCCATGAGCTTGTCATAAAGCTCCATGAAGTGAACCGAACCTGTCGATTCTCCACCGGAAGAGATTGGTGTTCCTCTTCCTCTTAATGCTCCAAAGTAAGCTGATGTTCCTCCACCATGTTTTGTCATCAATGCTACCTCAGAAACTTTTTCCATTATGTTTTCCATTGTATCACCAACATAAGACCCAAAGCAAGATATAGGCAATCCTCTTTTACGGCCAAAATTAGCCCAAATGGGAGAACTCAAAGAGTAAAACCCACGATGCATGTAATCCTCAAACTTGTCAGCAAAGTCTGTACTGTTTAAGTATTTTCCTGCGGCTTCTGCTATATCTCGGATTCGTTGTTCTGGTGTTTCTCCCTCTAACAAATATCCTCGTTCTAAAAATTTACGCGAATCTTTGTTAAGCCAATATATATATTTTTCCATAAAATGTGTTGTTTATATCTTAGCAAATTGAAGCTGAATAGCAATCAAAATTTAGCTGATAATTCGTTAATGATTTCCTCTTGAGCTAAAGCATAAGATTTTGATAGTTCTTCGACTGTTTCATTTGGTTCGAACTCGACCAATTCATCCTGAATAGACTTGTAAATAGCCGATACTTCCTCTGGAGTTTTAGGTACTTTAAAATAAATCATCTTCTGAAAAGGATTGATTTTTCTTAGAATATTCTGTTGGACGAGAATGGAAAAAATCCGTCATGTTATTCCCCAATAATTCTTCCTCAAACCACATAGTAGAAGATAAAATTTCTTTATCAACTTCAAATGCTTTTGGAAATTTAATTTGAGTTAAAGATTCATTGATTCTGTTTTTTACAAATTCTTTTAGAATTGTAGCACTTAAACCTTCTTCCTTTATTCCATTTACCATCCAATCAATAATTTTAGATTCCGATTCATATGCTTCTTTTGCTTCGCTTACAATCTTTTCAACCAATTCTTCGTCAAAAAGATCGGGATATTCATTACGTATTGTATTAATGATTTTAATACCAACCAGAGCGTGTATATTTTCTTCATTGCGTGTATATTTTACTTGTTGATCTGTATCTTTAAGAACATTCTTATGTCTAGCAAACCAATTGATTACATAAAATTGTGAAAACAAAGAAACGTTTTCGACAAACAATGTGAATAAAATTAATGCATAAAGATATTGTTTCTTACTATCTTTATAAAAACGGTGTGTATATTTTTTAAGATATTTTACACGACCTTGAATCCAGTCGAGTTTTAAATTTTTTTCAAAAACATCTTCTAATCCTAATGTAGTAATCAATCTTTCATATGCATTATTGTGGATGACTTCTACATTAGCCATAACAAAACCTAAATCAGCAAGAGATGGATGAGGTAGATTCTCTCCCAACTTAGACCAAAATGTTTTAACCGCAATTTCGATTTGTCCAATAGCGGAAAGAGTTCTAACTATGATTTCTTTTTCTTGTTCAGTAAGTTTTACTTTAAATTGTTGAACATCAGACTTGAATGAAAATTCTTTATCAGTCCAAAAACCATTGTGCATAGCTTCAATAAATTCATCGGTCCAAGGGTAAAGGTTAGGTTTGCGCGAGATTTGTTCTTCGAATATCATGTTGTTTTGTTCTTTTTAGTTTTACGGTGTTTTAATATATACTTTTGAAATTCTGATTTGTAAAGTTTATTCGCTAGAATTTTTAAAAAATATGAAATATCAAATGGATCACATACATTTACAATTCTTTTTTCGGTATAAAGAACCATCGATTCTGAAAAATCCGGAAATAGATAATGTACGCATTCGTGATATGCTGTTGATAAAAGTTCTGTTCTATAATCAATTTCTATATCGGTCCAATTGCATGAACCCTGATATTTTTTCATTTTTTTGAGTTGAAAAAACTCAGGTGGTTTTCTTTTAACCAAATTAAGACACTTTTCATGAATGTCCAGTACTTGTTTTTTGGTCAACCTTTTCATGTTAATACTTATTTTATAAAGTATTTTTAAAAAAATAATCAAAAAATAAATTGTATTACCTTTGTTTATAAATATATGCGTAAAAAATTATAAAAATATTTTTATTTGTTTTTTTGTTATAAATTGTTTATCTTTCAGTCAATAGATTGAAAATAAAAAATTTTATTGAAAATATTTTTTTCCCGTGTAGTATGGTGATATGTTTACAACAAAAACTAAATTTAAAGCTGATCTAACTGGATTCTATAAAAGTAACGGTTCAACAAATGAATTTCCTATTTTTTTACATTTGAGTTCTTTAAACGAAGGCGCTCCTTGTGTTTTTTATGTAAACGAACCATTTAAGTCTAATATTTTAGATTTTTTATTGGAAAATGGAAGCTTGGTTTATAATTCAGTATCCGGTAAAATAAAATCTTTGTTGAATAACAATAGAAATTTTAAAGCCGGAACTTTTATTTTTAAATATAAAAACGTTTTTGTTAAGATAATCGTTAAAGAAGCCGAATTGGATGAGGTGCCATATTTTACAAATTCTAAAGGAGATTTGGTATCTTTTGGAGAACCAGAAGACGCACAAGAAAAGTTAAAGGATCTTGAAAATAAAACATATGAAATGATGATTTATTATACATCCCTAAATCATGATCTTCCCCTACGAGATTTTGAACCGTTCATAGTTGATTGTAACTTTTCGAAAATTCATCTCTTTATTAAAAACCGATATGATGAATTTGTTTTTGAACCTATAAAACTAGATTTGCCGGATAATATTAACATAGAATTAAATTATGGTAGTAAATTTTTAACAGTTGAAAAGGAAATCGTAAAAAGGTTATCTGAAAATAATAAAGGGCTTTACATGTTCCATGGTCCTCCCGGAACAGGAAAAAGTACTTTCTTAAAATATTTAACTACTCAAGTAAAAAAAGATTTCATATATATCCCAGCTATTATGGTTGATAGTTTTATCAACAACCCAAGCAATTTTGCATCTCTTTTACAGAAGAAAAATTCTGTATTGATTCTTGAAGATGCGGAAAAGGCTATCATTAAAAGATTAAATGATGGAATAGATTCTTCTTCTGTAACATCTTTATTAAATATATCAGATGGTATATTAGGTGATATTTTAAAATGTCCTATTGTTTTAACATACAACTGCCCAAAACAAGATATTGATGAAGCTTTAAGAAGAAAAGGTAGACTTCAAATCGATTATGAATTTGGTCCTTTAGATCTTGAAGATTCAAAAAAACTAGCTAAACATCTTGGGTTTTCTAAAAAACAAATAGATGATAATATAACAGAAAATATGGTTATTGCTGATATATACAATCTTTTACATAAACCAGAAAAAAGTGAAAAGAAACAAGAACGAGTAATAGGATTTGGAAAATGATAAATTTTGAAACTCTAATAAAATTAGAGAATGCGTTTTCTAATATATTGTTTTATGAAAAGGATCATAAATATACTATAGATGGAATACCAGCTAGAATGTCAGTTTCTCAGTTGATAAAAAAATTCGAAAAACCTTTTAATTCTAAAGCTATAGCAGAAGTGGTAGCCAAAAGAGATGGATTTTCAGTTGAAGAAATTCTAGAGCAATGGGACTTTAAAAGAGATTATTCTTGTCATAAAGGATCTGAATTTCATAAATACGTTGAAAACTTTTTTAATAGAAAGCAAATTTCTTTAGATAAAACGGCTATAAATTTCTTTTTTGAAGATAAGAAAACATTTAAGACTAAAAATTCAATAAAAGAATATTATCAAGACGTAGCACTATTAATTAAAAATTTTAAAAACTTTTACGACTGGTGGAAAAAAGAACATATAATAATTAAGTCCGAATTTGTAATAGGTGATTCTGAAACTGGTGTTTGTGGAACTATTGATAATCTTTCTTATAATTTCGTTAAGAATGAGTTCGTTATCTTTGATTATAAAACAAACAAAGAAATCAAAAGAAAAGGATTTAAAGGTGATAAAATGATAGATTGCTTATCACATTTAGATCAATGTGAATTTACTAAATATAGCTTACAGCTTTCATTATATTCTACTATCATGGAAAAAATAACTAATTTTAGTGTACCCAGTTCATATATAATATGGGTTAATGGCGAGAAAGATTATGAATTAATCAAGTGTTTAGATTTAAAAAAAGAATCTAAAATGATATTAGACAATTGTAAATATTAAAAAAAATATAGATTTTGTAATAAACAAAGAGTAAATAATTATACAACATATGGACCCAATAACAAAAGCATACCTCGAAGTATTAAACGAAAGCGTACCAAGCTCTGAAGTAAAAACAGAATTAAAGGTTGGCGCGCCATTCGGTGATAAACAAAACGAAAAAAAAGTAACCGAGTTCCAAAAAGGAACAGGACCAGAAGAAGTTGAAGGTGTTGAAAAACCAGATGAAGCATCAGGCGAATTAAACACACCAGATTCTTCATTAAAGAAATTAGCTGGTGTTAAAGAAGCTACAAATCCTTTTGATGCTTTGTTTAATAAAATTGTTTCAGAAGAAACATTTAACTTCTCCACCCAACCAAATAATGAATTAGAGTCTGACAATGCTTTTGATGATTCTTCTTTAGGTCTTGATGACTCTTCAGAAGAAGATTCTGATGTTGATGAATTCATGGATTCAGATTCAGAAGGAGAAGACGTTACTTTAACTCTCGATAAAGAAATGGCCGAAAAACTTATTGAAATTCTTCAAGCTGCTATTGGTGGTGAAACTGAAGAAGAAGAAGGTGAAGAAAGCGAAGAAGGCGAAGAAGGCGAAGAAGGAATGGAAGAAACTGAAGGTGAAGAATCTTCTTCAGACGAAGAAGAAACCTATCCAGAATCTTTCGCATTAGACGACGCCGAAGAATTAGGAGAACCATTAGTTGACATTGAAAAGCTTAGTGCTGGAATGAACAACCCTAAAAATAATGTTGTTTCTGGAAATATAAAAGTTGGAAAGAAACATGCTGAAACTCCACAAGTTGGAAAAGGCGCAGACGGAAAATTAAAATCCCATAATGTTAAAAAGGGAGTTTCCGTTTTAACAAAAAAGAAACAAGAAGTTTCAGGTGCAGTCAATAAAGGAAAAATGTTATTTGATAACAAATAATATATAAAAACAATCAAAATAAAAAACCCCGTATCATACGGGGTTTTTTTATGTAAATATATAAAATGACTTTTCTTGAATTTTTTAATATAGATAAAAAAATAAATTCTATAGATACTGGTTCTTTATCTCCAGACAAAAGAACTCATAGACATGAAAAAGGTATGTATGCTGTTAATCAAGCAACAGGTAAAACTAAAAATGTAAATGGTGTAGCTAGATATTTAACAACTAAGAATGATGAAATAAATCAATGCATAAGAACCGGTAAAGATGTTCCATTAAGTTTAGCTAAAGCAGAACAATTAAAGAAACAATATGGATTGATTCCTACCGCAGAAGAACCAGAAAAAGCGATAAAACAAACTAAAGTTTATTTATCTATGAATCCAAATGGGTCATATAAGCTAACATTTAAAGGAGACGTATATGGAAAAGGTAAGGTTTTTAGATAAAAGTAGAAACTTTCAAGAGAGATTAAACTTTTCAAATTGGTGGAAAGAACAGATAAGCATGTATGGACAAGAAGTTAATTTCTTCTCCAACTTATCAAATTTAAACTCTATGAATCCTCTTTACGGAGAAGACCCAGCTGCTGGTTATGGAGAAGGTAAAAAACTTATAGTTCAATTAAACTTAAATAATGATGCATATTTATTATCTAAGTTTGGTGTATTAGCAGATAGTGATATGACTGGAGTTATACATCCTATAATGTTTGAAGATGTATTTGGGGATGGAGCAGAGCCTAAAATGGGAGATTTAATGGAGCTATCTGAGTTTGGGTTGGATAGGATACATTTTCCAAAACGAGGCGCTACTGTTTACGAATTAACAGAAGTTATAGATGAGTTTCAGCTTAATGCTATAGCAGGACATTATGTTTGGTTTTTTAAAGCTAAACGTTACGACTTCTCGCACGAATCTGGATCTCCGGGTGCTGGTCAAGGAAATAATCCTAATAATGATAATGATATAATAGAAGAAGTATCTAAACAAAACTTCAACTATGAAGATGGTGATAGTTTATGTTCAGATACTTCAGTATATGGTGACTATTAAATAGATATTTTTTCTACTTGATCGTCAAAATAGAAATTAATATTATACTCTTGTTCTAATATTTTTCTTAGATATATATCCTGAGTTGATTCTATATATTTGTTTATAGCTATTGGTTTAAGTTTAGATTTAAAAGATACTTTCTTTTTTTCTGCGGTTTCCGCTATCATATTTACCGCTTCGTATAATGCTATCCATCTAGCCCACACGATTGATTCTTCATGTATAGCCGACCATTTACTCTTTTTATTTTTATTGTTCATTTAATAATTCCTTATCTAATAATTCTTTATCTCTTATTGATACTCCGGTTGATGTAACCGGTAAATTTAATATTTCAGTTTGTCTAGCGACAACGAATTGTATTTTAACAGAATTTCTTTTATCACATTTTAAACACGTAAATTGAAAAGTTTCAGATTCATCTGGAACAAAAGTCATTACGTTCTGTTGGTTGCAATAAGAGCATTGTAAAATTGTAGATAGTGGTTCTAGATTATCTAACTGTTTTTGAATGCTTTGTTGTATTAAATATGAGTTTAATACATTACCAACAAATGAAAATAGTATATATTGACAAGAAAAAGCCAATAAAAATGTTGTTGTAAAATCCCCACCTATATTTTTTATAGCTAATCCTATAACTGTTGATATAACTATTACGACTAGCGTAGATTTGAATATTTTCTTAAATTTTTCTTTCATTACAAAAATAATATTATACAAATATTATATTGTCAATATTATTTAGTTGGTAATTTAATTGAAACTTCTTGCTGTTTTAAGCTATTAGGATTATTGCTTTGTGATGCATTAATCTTTATTTCTGGAGTTTTTTCTACTCCTAAGTCGGAAATTTCATCTACTTTAAATGCAACTTTTTTAATACCTTCTAGAAGTTTTAAACAATATTTTTTTAACTTATTTAAATCGTTTTTTTGGTTTACGTCTAAAGATTTATTTTTTTGTGCTTCTACTATTTTTGTAGTTCCATTAAGCAAAAAAACAAAACTTTGAGATAAGTCATCACTTACCGTTTGTAATGGATATGGATATGATATTGGATTATTAGGATGTTCTTGTTCTATGTTTTGAGCGCCTTGATTTTGATATGGATAGTGGTATCCGTCTCTTGATGATACAGGAGCAAAATCTTTTCTAGGTGCAGAACTAGAAGCTGGATATGATTTATTAACGTTAGTATCGTATATTTCGTTTACTAACTTATTAAAGTTCATTTTACTACGCCTACTTTTGTGAGGTTTCCACATCTAGAGCAAACCCATCTGCATTCATTTACTACTTGTTTTGTTTGCGGATTCGTTCTTGGTGTCACTTTACCTTGAATGAAAGCACCGCAAAAAGTACAACCAATCGGTTTATTTTCCACGGTTTGATATTGTGGTGTGTTGTTCATAATATAATTACTTATTTGTGATCCCCCGGTTTCCAAGAATCTTTTTTAAATTCTTCTATTTTTGGAACATTTAATTCTTTGAATTTATGTGTTATAAACCTACAAAGTTCTGATCTTACGATATCAGCTTCTGTTAATTCCATACAAATGATTCCGTTTTCTCTAGATTCTTCATTATTAAATAAGTCATACACTTTACTGAATCCTGATTTTCCTTGTGGTAAATCGCTTTGTTCTGGATCACCACATAAAAATACTTTTGAAAATTCACCAATTCTACTCATAATTGTTTGTAATTCTTTGGTAGAAAAATTTTGAACTTCATCCGCACAAACAAACTTTGCAGAAAAATGTAATCCTCTTGCAAAATTTATCGGACAAATTGTAAGTCTATTATCTTTTTGTAATCTATCTATATTGGGTTTACTTAAAAGCTCAGAAAATTTATCATGAAATGGTGTCAAATACACATTAAACTTCTCCATGATATCGCCCGGCAAAAATCCTAATTTTGAATCGGATGATTCTACAGCAGATCTTACCAAGACTAAATCTGAAACTCTTCTCTTGTTTAAAAGAGTTAAACCACAATACATCGATAAAATAGTTTTTGACGTACCAGCTGGTCCCTTTAATAATAAAACTTTTGTTTTTTTATCTAAAAAATTTGAAATTATCTCTTTTTGTTTTTCTGTCCAAGGTAATTCTTTAATAGATAACTCGAAATTTATTTTTTCACTTTGAAAGACATATGGTGAATTATCTTTTTCAATTTCGTTTGAGTTAATCGATAGCTCTTGCGAACTATCTTTCCTACGATTTTTTTTGTTTTTCATTAAATTTTTTAAATGTAAAAAATATTAAGCCTTTGGTCCCTGTGAAGTATATGATGTTGGGGATGTTGGAGTATTAGGTTTAGGAGATGCTTGTTGTTGTTGTGCTATATTTTTTTCAGCTTCTGGTTCTTGATTATTTTGGGTGTTTTGTAATTCTAAATCTTTTAGATCCATTCCATTTTTATTTAGTTCCTGTTTAAATATTTCTAAATTTGTAGGACTCTTTTTAAGATTTAAAATAAAATTATCGAAACTATCTGGAGATTTTAAATCCACAGGATTTACATCTTTATTGAATTGTGGTAATAGTTTTGTCAAAACGTCTGCGACCTTTTTAAGATCTGCGTTTGGCGCTACATTTAATGTTTTAAAAACATTTGGGTTTATATTTACAGCAGAAGATGTAGATGATCCAATTTGTTCTGAAATGTAGTTTTCTATTACAGTATCGAATTTTTTCATTGTAAAAATAACTTACCAGAAATTACCAATCTTTGCAAGCTTGATATTTTGCGGTTCCGGGTTTTGCCGATGAACATTTATGTCTAGCTCTAAATGATTTTTTTCTTTTAGTATTACCGGATTTTCCAGTCACTCTAACTCCCTTTTGACCCCAATGAACTCTCTTGTATCCTCCACCACTTGGGTTTTTAACGCATTTCATCCATTTTTTACCTTTTGCTGTTGATGTAGCTTTTTTGGTTGGTCCTGTGCATTTAGCTTCTTCCAGTAGCGAGGAAACGAGTAGATCAAATTTATTAGTGTTCATACATTGTATATTTATATTTAGTTTAATTTAAAACAAATTGTAAAAATGATATTTTTTAAAGGTAAATATTGATATACATTATGGCATCAAGAACAATAGCATCACCCGGAGTACAAATAACTGAACAGGACTTATCTATTATAACAAGACCAATTGGAGCTACTGACGTTTTAATATCAGGCTTTGCCCCTCAAGGTCCAACTGAAACATTAGTTAATGTTACTGATATCAGTGAATTTGAACAAATTTATGGAACACCAACAAATGCCGCTGAAAGATATTTGTATCATTCTGCAAAGCAAATTTTAAATACTTCTCCAGCAAACTTACTCGTTTCTAGATTACCATATGGTTCTGGAATGGGAGAAGGATATACTAATTCATATAGTGCATTAGTATATGGAATTTCTGGTGTTTTTGAAGAAATAATTGAAACTAGATCTTATCCATTAAATAACATCATTACTGTAGATGGCGTAAACGAGTCTGAGTTATTATCAAATCTAGCTGCATTAGGTTCTCCATATTCTTTATATGCTACAACTACTGCCGCTCAAAATTTACCAAAATATAAATCAACAAATCCAATTGTTGATACCTTTGTTGATCAAGTAGTATATCCAACTCTTAGTACATTGAGAGTAGCTGGTGCAACTGTAGATGATGTAGTTTCAAATACATTTGCGTTAACCGCATCTGCTCCATTTTCAAGTTATCCGCAATTAACTTCTTTATTTAATTTGTATGCATCTGATATATTCCCAGTAACTCAAAACCAATGGGTTGCTACTGAAGTATTAAATGATGGTGTAGAATGGTGGAGAACATTAACTGTTAAAACTACTGCTACTCAACAAGTAGTAACAAATTATGTTATTTCTGTAAGTACATATAATGAAAACATTAATACCTCAACAGTAATAAATCCTGTTACGAGTTTAACCGACGCTAACAGCTATTTACTTCTTCCTCCAATTTCTATATTATTAACTGATGATCAATATAATCAAATTGCATCAAATAGTATTGATTGGCAGAATTTAATATCTACAAATTCAAATACTTTATCTTCATTTTCTTCATTAGGTAAAGCTGGCTTAATCGTTTTAAACGATTCAAAAACAAGCATAAACAATCTTTTTGAAGGTTACTATGTTGGCATAGCAGACAATAGAAACGTAAACCCAGCTACAGATTATGATTCTATAACTGCGATAAATACCACTCAAACTTTATCTTCAATTGGTGGTTCTATTGGAATTCAGCCATTTGCTAAAATTCCAGAATCAAGATTGAATTTTAAATTAACTCAAGAGTATACTGGATTCGCTGGAGATTGTATATCCGAATCATTGGAGGCATATCCTACTGGCTATGACTTTGCCACATCATCATTTGATGATAGCTTAATTTTAGTTCTCTTTAAATTAAACACATCTATCTACAATAGAGATACCGTTGTACTTGATTATAGAGTAGCTGAAGGATATTCCGGTTCTTTATATTCAAAGAGAACACAAAACAATCCTACTTTTGGAACTCCAAATACATTCTTCTTAGATAACGTAGTAGAAAAAAGATCTAATAACATTAAAGTTGTAACAAATCCATATATTTCAACTTATGGAAAATGGGTTTCTGATAATGGACAACCAGCTAAAAAAGTTAGAGTTTCTGATAAAGCCAAAGCTGCATATCCAGTTGGTGTATATGTTTCCGAAAATGATTTTGAAAATACTGATTTAGGAAACGTTCCATCAAAATTACAAAGAGTATTAAATACAATTCAAAACGACGAAACATTAAATATCGATGTAGTAGCCGAATGTGGATTAGGAACTATTTGGGCTGGTGCAAAAGCTAGAAAATTAGCTGATGGATTATCTGAATATATTTTCGATGAAAATTATTCTGTTGATATATCAGAATTAAAAGATACCTCTGGAGCTATCGTAACAGGTATAAACGCCGACTACCAAGCTCTTGCTAATAAATTCTTAACTTTTGTTTCTGATAGAAAAGATCACGTTTTCATAGCAGACCCATTAAGATACATTTTTGTTTCTGGAAAAAATTATAAAACAACAGCTAGAAAAAATTATGTATTCTCTAATGATGTTTATTGGCCAATGAAAAATCAATTTGCTGCTTTCCAATCCAGCTATTCATGCGTATATGGAAACTGGTTGAGAGTTGCTGATGATTTTTCAGATCAATTCGTTTGGGTTCCATCTTCAGCATTTGCCGCTGGTGTATTTGCAACAACTTCACAAGTTGCTTTCCCATGGGCCGCTCCTGCTGGTTTAAATAGAGGAAATCTATTAAATGTTATAGATTTAGGTATAACACCAAATCAAAAACAATCAGATTTATTATATAAAATAAACATAAACCCAATTTCATTCTTTGGAAATGATGGATATGCTATATTCGGTCAAAAGACTTTATATCGCAAACCTTCCGCATTCGATAGAATTAACGTTCGTAGATTGTTCTTAACTTTAGAAAAAGAAACTAAACAGTTATTAAAATACTACGTCTTCGAACCAAACACATTCACAACAAGACAGAGATTAATTGGTTCATTACAACCAACATTTGATAAAGCTAAATTAAATGACGGTTTATATGAATATCAAATTATCTGTGATGAAAGAAATAACACTCCAGATGTTATTGATAATAATGAAATGAAAATATCAATATACATCAAACCAGTAAGAACAGCTGAGTTCATATTGGCGGACTTCATCGCAACAAGAACTGGAGTTTCTTTCTCTGAATTGATAGGATAAAGGATAAATAATATATATGGCTGGATTACTCGACACCACTGGAATTGAAAACTTCTACAACGCGGCATCAATAAACGATTTTGCTAGACAAAATCTTTTTAGAGTTGTCGCATTAGGCGGAACACGTTTTACCGTTAATGAGTTGATGTATGTAACTACAACAACTCTTCCCGGCAGAGCTATTAACAATATTCAAGTACCATTTATGGGCTTGCAATTTAATGTCCCCGGAACCGCTAATTACCCAAATTCAAATGCTTGGAATCTAACATTTAGAGTTCCACAAAGTCTTTCTGTTAGAAGAAAGTTTGAAGATTGGACTAAATTAGTATTTGATGATGCTACTAGCACTGGTGCTTATAACATCCCAAGTAAAGATGTTTCCAATCAAGTTATTTTAACACTTATAAATAAAGACGGTACTCCATTAAGAACATATACATTTTTTGGAGCTTACTGCGTAAGTTTAGGTGAGTTAACTTTGGATGTAACAACAGCTGGTGATATTTTAAATCAACAAGCTACTTTAGCATATCAATATTGGAGACTTACCTAATACTTTTAAATAAGTATTATTGTGATATTCAGACCTTCAGATACATCAAGAAGTCCTTATTCTTACTACCTAGACCTTTTAGGTTCTTGGTCTACTAACGTAGCATTAGCTAGTCAGTGGTTTGTATATTTTAATTTCGATACATTAAAAAGAAACGGACTATTTAATAGCTTTGAAGTTTCGCTGAATGATTTTGAAGGTGAGAATGATTGGCAATTAAATGCTGATGTAACAAGAATGTTAGTTGATGGTAGATTACAACATTCATTTGAAAACTTAATAGGATGCGTATTTGCAAAAGAAGTTAAGCTTCCGCAAGAATCGGTAAATGCTTCTCACGAAGGATTATCTTACGGAGGTTATATGGCTCCAGCAACCGCATCAACTAGAAAACAACATGATTCTTTTTCTCTTACTTTATTGGAAACTAATGCGTCGTTTTTAGATTTAGTTATAAGACCATGGTTGATAACAGTTGGTTATAATGGTCTTGTAGCAAGACCAAAAACATCTTTTAAATATGTAAAAGCTGATTATGCTGATGTTGTTATGTTAGCAAAAGGTGGAGCATATTCAAATATGGTTATAAGAAAAATACATAGATTTTATAATGTAGCCCCAATAGCTATGGACGGAGAATCATATTCTTATGCTCCAGATGGTCTTAAATTTAGCAATGCTTCTTTCGTATATGATAGGTATTGTGTATCCGATAAAAATACTGGAAATTTTATAGACGTCTATTAATTAAATATAGATGCATCAATATTTTAATCATAGTTTGGATTTACCATATTCAAATTCAGTTATAAAATATAGGGAATTAACAACTCAAGAACAAATTTTATTATCTAAAATAAATTTAACGGTTCCTTATAATAACGATGGATTTTATGAATATTTTTGCGTTTTAAATGATATACTTAAAAATTGTATAAAGAATCCAGATATGTTAGATCAAATGGACATAATGGAATATGTTATGTTTGTGACAAAATTAAGAATTTTAAGTATTGGAAATACTATAGAATTTATAATAGAAAATACAGAACAAGAAAACATAAAGAAACAGAAAATAATAATTAATTTATCTTTCTTTATAAAAGAGTTATATAATAATTCTAAATCATTTTTAGATGAAAAAATTAGAGAAAAAAATATAAACATAAATTTTAAATGGCCGTCAGTAAAAGATATAGATATTTTTTTAAAGGCTAGTGATATAGACACTATAAGCAAAACTCTTGGGGAATTTATAAAAGATATAAAAATAGAAAACGCATCAATAAATTTTCAAAAATTTAATAATGAACAAAAACAAGAATTGTTAGATAAACTATCTATAAGTTTAAAACAAAAAATAGAAAATAAAATATTTCAAAATTTAGAATCTTTAATGGATAAAAATTTATTAGGTATAGATTATTTTAAAAATCAAAAGTTTAGTATATACGGGTTTGGGTTTATTTCTTTTTTAAGGATGTTTTTTTCTTATGATATTAAAAATCTTTTTCAGGAAATACATTATCTATCCGATTCCGGTTTAGATTCAAATTACATATTAAATATATCTCCATCAGAAAGAAAAATTTATATTAATATAGTAAATGAACATAATAAAGCAAAACAATCATCAAGCTCCGGAGAATCATCTATAGGAACTTCTAAAACATTAGAGGATTTAGCTGTTGAATTCAACCAACAATAATATAAATACTTTTTATTATGATAGAAGAAAATACAATAGTTGATTTTAATTCAGCGATAAATTTATTAAATTCTGCAACTGAAACATTTAAAGTTAGTATTTGGATTCCGTCGTTAAAAACATTTCTAAATTTTAAAGAAATAGAAGGAAAACAACAAAAAATGCTTTTATCTGCTGCGATGGAAAATTCTATTTATAATACATTTTTTTCTAATTCTTTTTATGAAATCATTAAAAACAATCTTATTGAAAGTGAAGAATTTAAAAAAGAAGATTTAGATAATTTAACTATTATAGATAAAGCTTGTATAGCAATAAACTTAAGAAACAGAATATCAAATTCTTATAAGATGTTATTCGATAATAACAATAACATAACAAAAGATATAGATTTAAATGATGTGGTTGAAAAGTTTAAAACTTTTGAACTTGAAAGTGATACAGATGAAATTTCAATTTCAAACGAAAACGTATCTATAAATGTTTTGATAAAACTACCAACAATAAAACAAGAAGTTGATTATGATAATGATATAATTAAAATCTTTAAAAAATCTTCTGATATAAAAACAGAAGAAGATGTTAAAAATATTGTAACTGAAGCGTTTATAACAGAATCTTCAAAATATATAAATAAAATTTTTGTTTCATCAAATGAAATAGATTTTTGCGGTTTAACGCTAAAACAAAAAATACAAATAACTGAAAAATTACCAAGTAAAATACTTCAAAAGATTATAGAAACCATTTCAAAATGGAAACTTAAATTGGATGACATCTTAACAGTTAAGAAAGATGAGTATACCGGAGTAATAAAAATAGATAGTATTTTATTTTTAAACTAATTTATCAAATCTTTATAGCCGTATAAGTATTATATATGGCTGAATTGTCTGAAGAATTATTAAATAAACTCAACATTGAGGGTTCTTTAACTGCAAAAGAATTTGCGGAAATGTTGTTATTTGATACTCAAAACGATATTGATGATTTAAGAAGATCGTTTAAGAAAAATTTCTTGGATAAGTTTAAAAATCAATTAGATAATATAAAAACTCAGGACATAAAAAGAATATTTGATCCTCTAGGTTTATCTGGCTTGTTAAGAGATCCCGATTCTTTAAGAGATGAATATAAGGAATATAAAAACAAGTTAAGAAAACAACTAAGAAAAGCTACTGAAAGTTTAAATAAAAAAGACGATGATGACGTTAATACTAAATCAACAACATCAACGCCCGAACAACCTAAACAAGCTCCTCCAACATTAAACGAAAACAATACAGAAGTTTCTCCAGAAATAAAAAATGATAAACAACAGACTGGTGAAAAAAACAAAAATCAAAACAACATACAAGAACAAAGAGGTTTGGGTAAAGAAACTTCTATTATAGAATTTAGTGAAAATACAAATAAATTTTTGAGTGATCTTTTTGGAAAATATTTTGAATTAAAAGAAAAAACAGAAAAACAAAAACAATCGGAAAAACAACCAGAAGATAAAGAAAAGGAAGGTTCAAATTCTCTTTTAGATTTATTGGGTTATATAGTAACCGGAGGGGTTTTAGCTGCATTTTGGGGTGATTATATAAGACCGTTTTTAGAAGAAAAGTTTGATTTCATGGATAGATTAAAGGGTACGTTTAATGCTCTCGAAAAAACTATATATACTTTTGCGGCAAAAGGGTTGAATATAGGTGGTGTTGTATTTAAAACTATAGAAGACTTTGCTCAAGGAATGATAAAGGGAGTATTCAATTTCATAACGGGAGGTGGGGGAAAAGCCGCATCAACCACACTGGCAGAGGGAGGAGAAGCTGCTGGTAAGAAATTTATGCCCGGATTGTTAGCAAAGGTTGGCGGTAAACTTCTACAAATGGTTAGATTTATACCGCTGATAGGTGGTATCATAAGTTTAGGGTTTGCTTGGGATAGATTTAAAAATGGAGATTTTAGAGGTGCTTTGATAGACGTACTCGGTGCATTCGGAAGCTTTATAACTCCCGTTTCTGGTCCTCTCGGAGCAGCTTTAAGTTGGGGTGCATTAGCATTAAACGCATACTTGGACATAACGAAAACAGACGAAGACACAAAAAAAGAAAAACAAAATGCAGATTGGTTAAAAAACTTACCAAAAACTATAGGAAAAGCATTATTAAATAATCCAATAATTAAAAGCATTTCAAATATGGGAAGTGGTCTTTGGGATTATGTTACGGGATTAATGTCTGGAGATACAGGAAAAGCCGTTAAAGGTCTTAAAACATTAAATGATAGTCCATTGTCATTCATGTCATCTTTTCTTCTTCCTTTATTTGAAGAAAACGTAAAAGTAGAAACAAAAACTGGACAGTCTAAATTAGACATGGGTAAATTTTGGCAAGAAAGTACAAAAACGTTTATGAAAAAATATCTTCCAAATTGGTTATATAATTTAGTAGCTAAAACAATGGGATGGGATTCTAAACCAGAGTCGGAATTTGATGTTCAAAAGTCGGAATTTGATGTTCAAAAGTCGGAATTTGATATTCAAAAAAATGAAAGTCAATTTTTTGATACATCTAAACCAAAAACTGAAAGATATTCTGCTATAACAAAATTAAATGAAGAAGCAGCAAAAACTAGAAAAGAAATCATTGATTTTACTTCTTCTAAAGAAGTATCTTTAGAAAAAGAAAAACAACTAAATGATCTTAAAGAAAAATTAAAATTATTGGAAGAATCTGGTGCTAGAATTAGAGGACCAGAAAGTGATGATAGAAGCGCATGGCCTAATGCATTACAATCTAATCGCGTTATTACTGAAGTTCAAGATGGAGAAATTGATTATACTCCAAAATTAAAAGTAGGAAATAATACAATAGCTAAATTTGCTCCTGACGATCAATTTAAAATAATGGCGGCTAAACCAGATGGTGTTTTTGAGCAGATGAATAAAAATTTAATATCTAATTTTGAAATTATGGCTAAACAATTTGGAGAACTATCCAAAACATTATTATCACAACAAAAAACAAGTAATAATTCTGTCGTAAATATTAGTAATGCAGGAGCAAATCAAAATAAATTTACAATGAATGTATCAGATCCTATACTTAGAAGTAGAACATCTTATATTCAGTCTCCATTAAGAATAATATAATATGAGTAAACCCAACAATAAATTTTTTGATGTTAAAGAAATAAGCTTTAGCGTTTTTAATAAAAAAATAGCTCAACCATATTTAAAAGCTATTCCAAAGGGTGGTTCTTCTGTAATAAACATATGTGATAATTTTGATTGGAAGAATAAAGGATCTACACAAGAAGTACCAAGAATATATGCTTATGAAAGAGAATTAACCTATGGTACATACACTACAAGTTTATTATCATTAGTTCAATCAATAGGAGGTACATTAAACGGAATTGCAGGAGATCCAAAAGGAGGCGGTGATATATATCCACAACTATATGCTTCAGAACCTACAGGATTTAAATATGTATTTCCTCATCTTTTAAGTAATAATAATTTATATTCGGTTAATAACAACTGGCAAACTATTACGTCTGGCCCTCAAAACATGATTAATAAGTTAGCTGATGGAAAATCATCCGGAGGAACAGGAGAAGCTATGTTGGAGGCTGGAGTTAGTTTTGCTGTAGGAATGGCAACTCCGGGATTTGGGTTTGATGATGTATATAACTACTCTGGAACCGCACCTAGAACATTTAATATTTCATTTCCTTTATATAACACATTTTCAATAGAATCTGCATATAACAACTATTGTTTTATAAATCTTTTTATATTTCAAAATTTAAAAACCAGAACGTCTTTAGCAACTTACATTCCTCCTAAAATATATCGTTTAGATTATGGAGAAACTCAAGGTGGAATATATTCTCCAGTTTCTATAGTTCAAAATTTACAAGTTGATTGTATAGGAACAACTAGAAGAATGATAGAATTTAGAGAGTTTGGTGTTCCAGAAATATTAATGCCAGAAGCATATAAAGTTAATATTACTTTCATGGAACTTGTTCAAAACAGTTCAAATATATTTGCTGGAAGTATAGGAGGAGATAGAATTGAAGTTTCTGATGCCGGAAGTTTAATTCGTGAATTTGAAGACTTTAACAGAAAAAGAGAAAACGAGATAAAAAAAACACCGGAAGCTCAAAAAACATCGGAAGCTCAAAATACACAACAGCTAACAGAACAATTTCCAAACGCAACACCAAAAACAAAAGCAGAAATTAATGCAGTAGAATTTGCTAAAGAAGTAGACACAAGAACTTATGATAATAATAGAGCTAATTTACAAAATACTGTAGATCAATATACTGCTATACTTCCTTCTCTTGATCCAAATGGGAGGGCTTATGCTGAAGCTACTCAAAAAATAAATATGGCTAAAGCTCAATTAAAATTATAATATATGAACGGTCCAATAAAAAACCCAAACAAATTAGCATATACTAGATATGAAAATTTTTTCAATTTATATCAAGATGATGATGGATTTTTATTTTATAATTTATTAAAAAACATAAACATAATACCAGCAAATGAAACTTCTGTAGAAGAAGAATATGTAGTAAAACCAAAAGACACTTGGATTTTTATATCATATAAATATTACAATAATATGAATTTATGGTGGCTTGTATGTGAATATAATCAAATAAAAGACCCAACTAAAATGCCAGAACCGGGTACTAAATTAAAACTACTTAAAAACGAATATCTTAGTATAATACTAGATGAATTAAATAGGCAAGTTAAGAGATAAAACTTTATTTAAATCAAAATAAAATCTAGCGGTTATTTTTCTACCGTTTTTTCTTTTTACTTTGCCGTATGTATAACAATAGATTCTTCTTTTATATTTAAAAACTAAACAACTTGGCATCAAATCCGAAAAGAAATTTATTTCCATATCTATCTCTGGACGTGTTAAGAAAAATTTTCTTATTTGATCTTGTGTGAATACTTCTAATTTATCATCATCTTTAAGATCTTTTAATTTTTTTTGTATTTTACTCCAAATACCATTTGGGTCTACAACATCAAGCTTAAGGAGTTTCCATTTACTTATGTAAGTATATGCCTTATCTTGTCTTCCTAAATTTATAAATTCATCATTAGTATTCATTTTTTAAGTATGTTGTATAAATATTTATTGAACTTATGGGTCGAAGAAAAAAAGAAATAACTGAAAAAGTAGATCTATCTAATTTAGATAAAAAAGATATTTTAGTTGATGCATCATTTTATAAAGGTAACGAAAATTTATTGCGCGGAGATGCACAAATAAAATGGAACCCAGAGATGATAGAAGAGTTCGAAAAATGCGCAAAAAATATTTTGCATTTTGCGGAAAACTACTTTTTCATAAATACTATAGATGATGGTAAGAAAAAAATAGAATTATATAAATACCAAAAAAAACTTTTAAGAGCATTTAGAGATAATAGATTTAATATTATTTTATCCAGTAGACAATCTGGAAAAACTACAACTATAACAATTTATGCTTTATGGATAGTTTGTTTTCAAGCTGATAAAAGAATAACAATTGTAGCTAATAAAGAATCAACGGCAAAAGAAATATTTTCTAGAATTAAAATGTCATTTGAAGAACTTCCAGTTTGGATGAAACCGAGTGTTAAGTCTTGGAGAAAAGATGGATTTCAACTTGGTAATGATTCTGAAATAAAAGTTAGTACATCCTCATCATCTGGTCCTAGAGGTAGCACATCAAATCTATTGATCATTGATGAGATGGCTCACTGTCCAAATGAGGTTATGCAAGAACTTTGGAAGAGTGCTATTCCTATTATTTCATCATCAAAAAAATCTCAAATCGTTGTTATATCAACGCCAAATGGAACTGATAATAAATTTTACGAACTTTATAAAGAATCGCAAAAAGAAAAAAGTTCTTGGCATCTAGAAACTGTTAACTGGTATGACGTTCCGGGTAGAGATGAAGATTGGAAAAGAGAAACGTTAAGTTTATTGAATAATAACATGGATGATTTTGAGCAAGAATATTGCAATAAATTTCATGAGCCGGGTAAAACCGCTATAGATCCAGACTTATTAAAACAATTACAATCTCAATGTAGAGAGCCTATATACGTAATGGATGATGGAGCATATAGAATATATAGCACTCCGTCTCCAGATGGTATATATGTTGTTGGTGTAGACGTTGGAGAAGGAATAGGTAGAAGTAATACCGTAGCACAAATATTAAATATACAAGATTTAACTAAAATAGAACAAGTTGCAGTGTTTGCGTCCAATACAATAAGTCCTTATCATTTTGGAACAAGATTAATGGGTATATTAGAAGATTGGGGAAGACCTCCAGTATTAGTAGAAAATAATAATAACGGACAGCAAGTATTGGACGTTTTACATCATACACATAACTATGAATCTATAGTTTCGTATGATATACAAGGAAGTAAATTTTATAATAAAGAAAATAGACTTGGTATTTATAATCATACAAATACAAAATATAAAGGTGTTGTAAATTTTAGATATTGGTCTAACAGTTTAAATGCTGTTAAGTATAATGACTTAGACACATTATTGGAATTAGAAACTTTTGTTAAACTTCCAAACTTTACATTCAGCAAAAGAAAAGATACGGATAGAGATGATAGAGTTATGTCTATGATATGGGCTTTATTTATATTAGATCCTTCGGTCGCTGAAAAGTATTACATTATAGCAGATGTGGATGATCAAGGTCGTCCACTTCGAATAACACCGTTAAATGACAATTCCGATTTAATTAAAAAAAGTCCGTTGTTTGAAGGTAGAATGTCGCACTTTAAAAAAACAGCAACTCAGGTTAATGCTTCGTTTTCTCACGTGGGACCAATTGATATTGAAAAAGTTGCAACGATTGATGATGAAAGTGAACTTAAAAGTTGGTTGCTCGGCTGGGGGAATCAAAAAAATAATAAACAAGACTTAAAACAAGAAGAAAAAGTAAATATAAATGAAACATTTTGTCCTATAATATTTTAATATGTATCAATCCGCATTAAACAGATCTAGAAGTGATAAATTTATTTTGGTTGTTGATATACCAAAAATGTTAAAGGATACTTATGATAGAGTTTTACAATCTGAAAATAGAGCAGATAGTATACAATTCACTATATTTGGTTCTCCAGTTCCTGATATAAAAATACCAGCTATAGAAATTCCATACGGAGGTCAGGTATATAAATCATCATCTTTAAGTAGACCATCATACAACGACTTGAATATAAAATTTTTAGTTGATAATGGATATAAAAATTATTGGGTTTTATGGAAATGGTTAAATTTATTTAATGATTTTAAACAATCAAAAACAAAATTAACAGAATCTATAAACGTTCCAGTTTTAAATGATGAACCTATATATTTAAAAAATCCTATGGTAGATTTTACTTCAAAAATTTCTATATTTGGAATTGATGAATATAATAATAAGATTATATCATTTTCTTATACAAATGCATTTCCAATTTCTTTGGGTGAAATATCATTTGATAATCAGACTGCTAATGAAATAGTGTGTAATGTTTCATTTGCATTTAATCAATTACACGTAGATTTACTTAAAAATGTAAATGATAATTTGTGTTAAAATTATATGAATACTGATAGCGGAAAAGGTTATATATATCAAATTGGTACTCAGTTTTATTATGTAGAAATATGTTTTTATAATGGAATAAAAAATCCTGTATTCATACCGATGAATATAGTTGAAGAACTTTCTATAAAAGAAAATTTAAATCAATGGTGGGCTACTGGTTACATAACATTACAAAACGATTTTCAGTTTTTAGAAAAAGGATCAACATATAAAGATAAAACAGGAGAAAAGAAAAGTGCTGAAAATTTAATGACTGATAGACCGGATGGTAGAAATAAATTTTGCGTAAGATTACATCCTGTAAATCCAAATAATAAAAGCGAAAATGAATTTATATCTGAAAATTTAAAAGATTTTGAATTATGTTTTGATTTTGTAGTTTATGATGTTCAAGATCAACCAACTGACAATGCAGAGAAAAAATTTAAAACATATTATTTATGGGATGAAAGATATCAATTATTCTTAGAAAGAAATTTAGAGTGGTCTACAGCTTTAATAGCTAAAGAAATGAACAACATTCAACAATTTTTAAGCGAGTCTGATAGGCAGCTTAATCCTAATGTAGCTATAAAAAAATTATTAGAAAAAGCAGCATTATATCCAGATGAAACTAATATAAAAATTGGTTATTTAAAAAACGGTTCTATAGACAAACCAGATCAAGATGCTATTTCTATAGATAATGATAATTGGAATAATGGAAGTGATGATAATAAAATATTTTATACTTCATATGCTTCTAATAATATATCTGATGACATTGAGAATGTTCTTCCTTATTGCTGCGACGAAAAAGGATTTCCTGTTATATTAAATATAGGAAGATCATCAGAGGATAAAAAATTTAAATTAGTTTCATTAAAAAGATATTTTGACGATTCCGCAAAAAACCAAAAAGAAAGATTTGTATTTTATGATACTAAAGATGCATCTTTAGAAAAAGGAAAATGGGTTTCTAGAGGACCAGATTTTGATAAAGAACCACAAAATTCTTTAAAAAATTTTACATCTGGAATTGCATCTAAAGTAACATCATACCAATTTTGTCCAATGTCTAATATAGACGACAGAAATTTAGTAAGCTCTCCTCAACATTATTTTGATTTTTCAACAGGAGAATTTAATATTTTATTTAAAGATAATACTATAAACGATTTTGAAAATAAAGTAAAAGAAATGGTTTCTGGTCTTCATAATTTGAATTCAAATAACGGCCAAGTTCTTTTAAAGATTAACAAAATTAAACAACAAAACTCCGCTTTAAAAAATGTATTTTCAGCGGTGAAAGAAATACCAAAGAATTTACCGCAAATTCAAATGTTAAAGGATTTTGTGTTTTTAAATCAAGCGTTAGTATTTCAAACTTATGGTCTTACATTTAGAGCACCCGGTAATTTTTTCACATTAGAAAGCGTACATTCTGATGAATATCAAAATGACTTTTGGGATAAGTTTTTAGGTCAGTGGATGATGGTTGAGGTTGAACATAAATTTAGCAAAGAACTATATTCAAATGTTATAGTAGCTAATAAAGTAGATTCTCATAGTAAAATTTTTGAAATAAAAGACGAAAAATACAATGCTTAATTATGAATAAAGATTTTTTAAAACAAAAAATTCAAGAAAATAAAATAAGAGAATTGCAAAATTCTAACAAAAAAAATTATCCTTCAAATTTTCAAATGGTTAAAAATTTGACAAAGGATGTTGTTAGAAACGTTAAAAGTATTTCTCAAGGCAATCCTATTAACGCTTCAGATGCTGTTATAAACCATAGAAAATCTATATGCGGTTCGTGTGAATTTTTCGATAGAGGAGCCGAAAGATGTACAAAGTGTGGATGTAATATGGCCATTAAAACTTATTTAAAAGCATCAAACTGTCCTATTGGAAAGTGGTAAATTTTTTTAAATATAATGTTCCTATTTTTTCTGCTATAGAATTTATTTTTTCTAAATCTATTGGATTTTCTTCACATAAAGTAGACCATTTTAAAAAATAATCACAATCTTTTTTAATTACTTTATTGTTTATTTTTTCCGTTTCATTAGCATCTAAAACATATTCATGTTTTATAAAAATTAGAAAACCATGTTGTTCTTTTTTTAACCAAAACAATTCATCTTTTTTATATTCGGCATATCTTATGTCTGGAATAATAGTTATATTATTTTGAGATTTTTTAAATTTTTCTATAAAGTATCTACCTTCAGTTTTATTTCTCATCAACTTTCCATACTCAACGAGTAAAGGTCTAATTAAAGTTTTTATATTTGAATCTTCGGTAAAGGTATCTATTTTCAATTTTTTACCTATAATATTTTTTAAATCTCCTTTTACCGTATCTCCTGCTATTGATTTTCTTTCGGCTTTTATGTTTTTGGTTTTAAAAAATCTTATAAGTGCTTTACATAAAGTATCTTTTCCAGATCTTGCTGCTCCAGAAATCCCTATTATCGGATAATTCATAAAGATACTATCTTAGTATATTACCTTTAAAAATCAATAAAAAAGAGTAAGTTTTTATATGGCTAGTGATCTTAATAATTTATTGGGAATGATTAATCCGATGTATGATAAAAGTATCATGCAACAAGAATCGGAAAAAACCGCCGCAAGTTTACCAAAAATAGTATCTAATAATCCGGATGATGTTATTATCAACATACCAAAGCCAGCTATTCCTACAACCCCATCAGCTGTAGTTACTGTTCCCCAAGAACCTAAACCCGCCACAGTAACCAAACCAGCGCAAGAACCTAAATTAAGACCAATAAATCAAACTAAGTTTGCAACACCATACCCAAGAGTAGCAACTTCAAAAGAAGATTTAGCTAAAATAAAAGGAGAAATAGAAAAATTAGAAAAGCAAACAAACTTAAATCTTTTGCCATATCTTTTCGGTGGTGAATTGGCTCGAATAAAACATCAATTTACCGGTTTAAATGTAAACAAATATTATCTTTTACTTTGTCTTTTAGTTTATGGGTTTGATAATAACATTTTGTCTGCATCTATAGGAGAAAACAATCCAAAATATATAATAGATGATAACTTTATTAAAGACTTCCAAAGAATGATTAAAATACCTCAATTGTCTGATATATTAAAAAAGACTCCTGCTTTTGCCAAAGGTTGTTTTGAAGAGGTAGGACAAATGGGTAACATGGCCGCTGGTGGTGATATGATGGATAATAACCCCATTACCGGTCCAAATAGATATACTCCAAGTTTAGTTACTAACACTATGGAAAAAATATGGCCGGGTTCTGTTAATAAATTAGAAAAATTTTGTAACATGATAAGAACAAGAGCATATTTAACAATGCCTAAGTCTGCTTTTGGTTCTATTCAAAAAGCAGTTAGATTAATAAATGGAGTAGTAAAAGCATTCAATAAAATGATGAATGATTTTTATAAGTTAATGACGAAATATATTAAACAAGTTTATGCTTGGGTTAATGGTATTATCGCAGACATACAAAAACAATTAATGAAAATGATAGAGGATATAATTCCTTTAGACTTGATTTGTTTATTACTTGATACTATGCAGTGTATTTTAGATGATTTAAATTTCTTTACTTCATTATTTAATATGACAGGTCCAATGTTGAATGTTTTAAATTCAATACAAACCTATGTTAATACCGCATCGAATTTTGTAAAGAATCCGTTTAATACATTAGCTTCATTTTTACCACCAGAAGTAAAAAATATAATTGATAAAGTTGATCAAATAGGAAGTGATCCAGAAGGATTTATATCCGATACGTTATCAAATTTTGGGTTATCGTATATAAATACTGCACTACAAGGTGATGTGGTCGGAGCTTTGGCTGAAAAATTTGGATCGAATTACGCATCTAAAGCAAGTCCATTAGCAGATGTAATGAGTAAAGCAGGTGCTATTTGGAATAGATATAGTGCCGATGGATCTACATTACCAACTGGAGTTAATGATTTCTTGGATAAGAATTTGTTTGATTCCGATCAAGGTGTAGAAGATAAATACGGAAACCCTAAAAATTTTGGCGATATAATAAGAAATACTCAAGAAGATTTTAAAAATATATCTTCTGATGTTTCAACTCTTGGAGGAACTGTAAAATCAGACATATCAAAAATAACCGGATCTGTTGGTTCTGGAATTAATAAATTGGGAGAATCGATTAAAGGTGTTTTTAATTCAAATAAAAAACCACAAGATAGTGATGGAGTAGAAAAAACATAAAATAATTTATGTATAAGTTAAATAACATTTATGTTGGAATTGTTGTTAATAACCAAGACTTGGAAAATAGAGGAAGAGTTCAGGTTTTTATACCGCATTTAACAAATACTTTATATAAAGGATGGAACGAATCGGGTGAAGATATTAAATTTAAATCTTTTGAATCTTCTGTTTTTACTCCTGATATTATTTCTAGATTAACTGACGTATTACCTTGGTCGGAAATGGCTATGCCATTTTTTGGTGGAGGAACTGGTGCTCCGGTAAATCAAAGCACATATACTCCTACTCCCGCACCTACTTTCATGACTTATGGTTCTACTGGTGGTATCGCACCATCCACGTCTTTTCCTGTTGGTAAAAATAATTATGATTTAAATGCTATCGTTAAAAACAGTAATGGTGGAAATTCTGCTTCTTATTATAATGGGCAAAATGTTAATGTAGGGGTAGATGTAAAAAATCTTAATTCTACTTTTTCTCAAAGAATTGCTGGGTTTGCTAATGAATTAAAATCTGCTGGCTATGATGTCACTATAAGTTCTGGATTCAGAGCGCCTACCATGACAGAAAAAAATGCAATAGGAAGCACCGGAACCGATCAAGCAACTCTATATAAACAAAATAATGGAAGGGGTACAGCACCACCATATAAATCAAATCATGGATTTGGAATAGCTGCCGATATTAAAATAATAGGAAATGGAAAATTTGGTTTCGTTGATATAATGCGAATAGATACTGCTCTGGATAAAGATAATAAAACACCACCAGAACTACAAGTTTTAAAACAAAAATGGGGTCTTCATACTCCAGTAAATAAGGAACAATGGCATTTTGAACCGGTAGAAACTGGAATAACTGGAAATGGGTTTCAAACTGCTAATAATTTAAATAACAATAACGTACCAGCATTTTCCGGTTCTGCAATCGCTCAAGACGGAACAGCAACTAAACAAGAATTTCCAAAAAAAGACGGAATGAATAATAAAGCTGCGGAGGTTAGTAAATCTGAAACTAGTGTAATTTCTTTAGTTAAAAAAGATTTAAAATTATCAAACGACCAAGCAAATAATGCTGCAATTGCATATAGAACAGCTTATAATGAATCTATTAAAAGAAATTTAACGCCCAAACAAGCTAGTGTTGTAGCTGGGGCTATTGTTGGTAATATAAAACAAGAATCTTCGTTTAATCCAAATTTAACTCATGATGGAGGTAGGGGTTATGGGTTATTAGGAGAACAAGGTGTTCATTTAGAAAGAATGCGTAATTATGCTAAAAATGTTAAAAAAGAAAATATTAATAATGGAATTTCCGTACAAACACAAATAGAAGCATTATTTAATGATCCAGATTTTCTAAACGGAAGACCTTCTAGTGGTGGTCCATCTTGGAAAGGATTATCAACTATAGCTAATGCTAATAGCGTAGAAGAAGCGGCTCAATTATTTAGCGGGCAGACATTAAATCCTACAACTGGATGGGGATACTTAAGACCCGGAAACCCACAAATGGAAAATAGAATATCATATGCCAAACAAGCAAATCAAACATTTTCTCAATTAGGAGAAGGAGAATTAGCGTCTATTGAACAATCTCCAAGTCAACAACATAATAATATAATGAAACCAACTGATATGTTTCAAAACGCGGGAAATGGTGTAGCTAAAATTGGAGGCGCGGGAACTGCTATGGGTATGTTTAGTATTCCTCAAGTTGGATCTAAAGCATATGTAATGTTTTTAGATGGAAACCCATTAAAACCAATTGTAGTTGGTTCATATCAAGAACCTTCAAATGTTAGGTCATCATAATTGAATTTTATAAAACATTAATAAGTAACATTATGGCATCACAAAAAACAAATAATTCTGAACCTCCTATTGTAAATAACGATAAATCAGTAGAAGCAAGTCGTTTAGGTAATGAAGCTGGTGCTTTATATTTTCAAACTAAAATAGAAAAAGATCCTAACGGTTCCGCAATACCTGTTGATAGATCTTTTATACAACTACAAGATAAGTTTGGAACTTATATTCATATGTCAGAAGGAAAGTTGATAGAACAATCTTCTACTGATATGGGATTTTACTCTGGTAAAGATTTTTATCAATTCGTACAAGGTGATGCTCAATATCATTTTCATGGTGATAAACATGAATACATACAAGGAAACAGAACAATACAAATAGGTCGTCAAGGGAAAGAGCAACGCGAAGCAGCAGAGAAACTAGCAAAAATAGCAGATGAAATTAGTAATGCGGGTGTAAAAGAAATTGAATCAAATGCTGGAAAAGGAGATAGAATAGAATGTCCTATTTGCGCTCAAGAAATGGCAGTTGATAGAGCCGCCAGAACATTTGCTACCGCATCAAAATATTTAAGAAAAATTTTTAATTTTTTACCTAATTCTCCTCTTGGTGGATTTATAGATAAAGTAGAAAAAATTTTAAAAGCAGTTATCGCATTCTTTTTAGATTTTATGCCGGTGTCTGCATTGAATGGTGGGTCTTGTGGTTGTAGTGGATGTAAAAATAATTCTATTGCTTCTCCAATTCATGCCATACAAAAAGCCAATGAAAAAGTATCGGAGCAATTTGAACAAAATAAAAAAGAAATAGAAAAACTTGAAAAATTAGCATCTGATGGAAGTTTAACAGAAACAATACCAAATGATATAAAAGTTCATGTTGGAGGTCCGATGAGAGAATGTGAAACTGTTGCTCTTTCAGATCCAAATCCATTAATAACAGAACTTACTGACGGAAATCCAAAATATTGTTTTATACCTTCTTCTAAAGGAACTTGCAAAGCTGCTATATATCAACCTTCAGTTCAAACCAGTGGAAATGAACAAAAAACCGTTTCACATAGTTATCAATTAAAAGTAGGTTCTGGTGGAATAGACGTAGCTACTTCTGGAAAACAAAAAATAAGTGGTTCCGTAGTTGAAGTTACAACATCTAAAGGTGAATTACTTTTAAACTCTCCAAATAAAACTATAATAGGTGGAGCTAATATCGTTTTACAATCAAAAGGTAATCCAAATGGAGATGCTATAATTTTAGATTCCGATAGAGTTTATGTTGGTGGTAAATTAAGCGTTCAGGGTGATATAGCTTTAAAGGGATCGTTAATGATGGATGGTGGAATCTATGCCCCCCATTTAACAGTACCCGGAGAAAGAATTGATAGTGAAGTATCAAGCTCTGCTCATAATGTTCATTCCGCTGCAAATTGGAATAACCCAGTAAAACCCGACGCAACCAAGACAGATATTTTTGATAAAATTTATAAAGTAATGCGCGATATAGCGGCGACATTAATGGGTTTAGTTTTAACTCCGGATTATTTAAAAACTAAAATTGAAGAAACATATTCTACCGCTCAAATATCAATGGTTGTGGATAATACATTTTTACCAACTGGATTTGCAATGGTATATGATTATTATACATATATGCCTTTATTCGTTTTTGGAACTTGTACTTATGGTGGTGCTGTTACTGGCTATGTTTTACCGGCTATGATTCCTGTTTACACTTATACTCACAATCACGGATCCCCCGGAGATCCTCATTCTCATGGATATACCACGCCTAAATGCGTTACTCATGGAAATGCTGCGGCATCAATAGCAGCAAGGCAACCAGCATCAAGCATTCCAACTCCAGCTCAAACTACTGGAATGGGATCAGAACCCGGACATAAAAACGCAGGAGACTTAGGACCGTGCGGTGGAGGCGGTGGACCATTCGGAAATGCAGGAAGAGTAAACTCTGCCAAGTTGAGAAGAAATAGAGCATATGGAATTAACTCTATTGATGCTTTCGGAGGAAAGGATTATATAGATACTACAGAAAATGGAGTGAATGTTTCTTATAATTCAGACGGAACTACAAATCCAATTCCAGAGTTTAAACTTCCAGACTGTGATTAAACTACAAAAAGTTTTTTTATAGGAGACGCTAATTTTGTAGCAGAATTTTCATACTGTGGAATTTCAGTATATTTAACTTTTGCGTATTGATAAAATAGTTTTTGTAATAATGGATCTTTCATTATTCTCTTATAATCTGGATATTGATCTGTTATAGCTCTCATCATAGCATTACTTGATGGATTTAAACCAGTGCTTGAGATATTAACAGAAATATTTTGTATGTTTAATTTTTCAGAAATAAAACTCATTTGATCCTCCCAGTATTTAAAATACATATGTTTTACTGTTGAAGTATAACTATATCCATTACTTCCCAATAAAGAAGTAAAATCTGTTGATCCAGATTTTTTAGTTAATTTAATATAAAAAATTGGAGGATTTGTTATTTTATTAAATGATAATGTCCAACCTCTGTTTAAGAAAAACTTTTTAAGAAACTCTATAAAATATAAAGAATGTTGATTTCTACCAAATTTAATAAAATCATTAGTAAAGTTTGTATATTCATCTGGTGTTGTTGGTACAAACAACATATCATAATCCAAATCTTTTAAACATAAATCTAAAGAATAATCATAAACAAAAAGATTATTAACTTTATTACTTCCGGGAGTAAAAACTGGTGGGTTTATATTATCTTGTTGATCTATATCATCTATTGATGAATCTAAATTTGCTATTTTAATTTCTGGTTGTTCTAAACATATAGTCTTACTAAAATCATAATGAGGGTATAAATTTGCAACCTCTGGTTGCTCTAAAATAGATTTTACATCTAATAGTTTTTCTTCTTGTGGTTTAGATTCTAAACTGGTTGATGTTTGAATTTTTATTGGATTTCCGTCTTTATCGCAAATATAATTGTTTATTACTCTCGCACCACCATATTTATATGTTTCCGCATATACTATATTTCTCGGCATGAAATTAGTGTATCCAGCCGATATTGATAAACCAAGAGAAACGCGAGGATCTCCTACTGAGGATAGACCGGAAAAATCTGTTCTTTGTGGATAATAGTTTATTTCTTGTTCTGATAAAATTGGACTTATATTAGGAATGTCTACTAATTTTAAAACTTCACATAAAAAAGATTTAACATCAAAATTGGGATCCAAAAATTTAGCAGATGAATCCCTAAATAAAGATGTATTTATTAATTTATTTTTACAAAATTCTTCAATTACGTCCATTAGTCTAAAAATCCTTCCATTTGTTGTTTAACAAAAACATTCTTTAAAAATTCCATTATTGCATCTCTATCTCTAGCAGTTTCAAATTTTTGAATGATAACTCTATCATCTTCTAAATTATAACCAAATAACAAGAAAGACCCCATATATTCACTTATCGTATCTTTTAAAATTGATAAATCTCTTCTATTAACTTGTTGTTTTTGTCTTAATTGTTTCTCCCATTGAAAAAGACTTTTTTGAAGTTCTAAATGATTTATCTGTTCAAAAATTTTTGATTCAGTATCGTTTAAAGAAACTTCTTTATTTTTAACAAAAACTTCATCGGAAGATAATTGAGGGCTTGATGTTGTTTTTGAATTTTTTCTTTTTCTTTTGGGTTCCATTTAGTTGCTTCCGTATTTCGAATACTTATTAGTGATATTGAATTTTGAAAGGTATTCAATTACAACTTCTATGGAACTTGTTTTTAACTTAAAATTTTCTGGTATGTATTGTCCTCCATCATATAAAGTGAAATATTCTTCACCAAAAAA